TGACCACTAGTGCCATATACCGGATGAGTTCCTCCTCCTCCTGATGCACCTTTTTGAGAGCTGCCAGTGAGAACTACGTTACCGCTAGAACCGCCCATGCCAGCACCGCCAGACGCAGCATGGGTACTAGAACTTACAACCGTAGCATTGCCAGAAACAGTGTTATATCCTATATTTACCGCCCCTCCTCCAGTTGCCGCCCCTCCTCCATTAGTCCACGAACACGATCCGCTAGAGCCGCCAGTAAACCCAAAATCACAATTTAGAATTCCGCCGCCAGCAACTCCTGCTACTCCCGCTGATACTGCATACAATCCTCCTGCGCCGCCATATGCAGTCACTGTTGAAAATCCAGAACCTGCTAGTGTTGTTGCTCCTCCTGCGCCGCCATTTTGTGCATATGCCGCCCTTCCTGCGCTACCTGCGCCAATTGTAGCTGTTAGCGATGCACCAGCAGTAAGAGATAATAGCTTTACTCCTAATCCACCAGCAGAGCCACCACTTGCAGAAGCGCTACCTGGGTAATATGCAAGAGCGCCTGAACCGCCTGCGCCCAAAACTATAGCAACATACTTTCCAGTCGCGGGAACTACATAAGTCCTGCTAATTCCGATAATGGCATGTGTCAATATAGCAGATGCGCCGCCACTAAAAAACTGACTCAGAGTGCTCATAGCCCATCCTCCACTTTCCAACCAATACTAGGGTTTACATATATCATCTTGAATACTGCGTATTCCATGTCGCACTCCATATTTTCTTCTATACCCATTATTCTTTGCCCGTTACGATGAATCATCAGCGGATACCATTTCCATGACCCAAACTGATCACTCACAAAAATTTGAAATCCTACGTGTGGTTTCGTAGGAAGAACTAATACACCCTTCTTCATGAAGGTGTTTGCAGAATACGAACCACCATCAACGACATACGTATAATCATATTCGTCACCCGACTCGACCGTTAGATCAACCGTGGTGAATTTCTTAGTTCTGTCAATCCGCTTTATCAAAAACTCATGACTTCGCTTAGGTAGTTGCATCATATGAACACCCATCCCGGAGCCGTACTGTTGCCAGAATATTGCAGATTGAAATTCGCGTTTAGAGAATCGACTGTCATTGTTCCAGATACCCCCATAATATAATTTGATCCCGGATTAATCGTGCATGTAGTCGTTGCTGATGCGTTGACGAAACCAACAACATCACCAGCAGCAGGCGAAGCCGGCAACGTGAATGCAAGTGAAGCCGTAGCTACATACGTTGTGCCAGCCGTGGCTGTTGTGGTCGTACTGATAATTCTTGTGGTATATCCTTCGATTGTTGACGCACCAGTTGCGGTTAGTGCAGTAAATGTTCCTGCCGCTGTCGCGGTTAGTGTAGTAAATGTTCCTGACGCTGGGGTGGCACTTCCAATCGCGCCGGGAGCAGCAAATGTCGCACCTTTTAAACTTGATGCATTCAAATTGGCTACGTTGGTTGTTGAAGCAACCACAAATGGAGCAGTTCCTGTAGCTAGAGTGCTTGTCAACTGGCCAGACATTCTCAATGTAGTCAATCCTGAGAATGCGGTGACTGTCGAACCGAGTGAAACAGCAGTCGAACCAATCGTAACAGAACTATTAGTTAACGCCGCGTTAGGAAGGGTAACCGTTCCCGAACCTTGATTGATTGCGATCGCGGTCGTTCCAATGTAGAATTGTTGTCCAGTTGTAGCTAGTGTTCCGCTTGTCGGCAACGTGACGTTGGTTGCAGCGGTAATCGTCAATGTGGTTGCGAATGCTCCAGACGTTGTAAGATTACCGCCTAGAGTGATCGTCTTGCCCGTGTTTGCTACACCGGTGCCGCCGTATTGACCTGCGACAACAGAACCTTGCCATACACCGGTACCAATCGTTCCAACGGTCGTTAGACTTGATGTAACAACGCTTGATGCTAGAGTAGCTCCAGATAATGCGTTCGCATTGAACTCCATCGGCTGCAAACCGGCAACTTCAAACGCTGCAACAGAAGCAGCAGACAAACCAGCAGAGAACGTTACCGTGGTACTATTGGTTTCCGTGTATGTTCCTGGGAACTGACGAATACCATCAATATAGACCTTCAATGAACCAGTGCCAACCGAATATGACAGAGTTGTTAAAGTGAATACCGTCTGACTGGAACTAGCAGTTTGTTGTTCAATACCTCCGGCAGAAACACCAGCGGACGTTTGAAGATAGTTCATGGCGGTAACAAGGTTAGAATTATGCCCAGAAAACGCACCGCTCAATCCAGACATTGCTCCGACGTTTGTGCCAAGAACGTTTGTTTGCGCTCTCCACGTGTCGAATGTGTCTGTTCTTTGGACTGTTACGAAATCGGTCATTGCTTGCTACCTGATAAGAGTGAAATGAGTTGATTCATCTTATTATTTATCTCTGCAAAACCAACTTCCAAGCGATCAATTCTGTCTATGTTAGCGGCCGAAATCTGTCTTTTCTCTTGATAAGCCATGTACGTATTCTTATCATGATTGACGATTGCGCCGGAGGCATCACGAAACCAATTTGGATTGTCTTTTACAGGTATCATGCTAGTGCCATCACTCTAACGTTCTTGAACTTGGGGGTATTCGAATCGACATCCGCTTTCAGGGCGATCTTGATTTGAACTTTGTCAAATGAAGGTACGCTAGAAACTTCCCAGGTCGTTTCCTTGAACGTCAGAAGATCGTTGGTGTTACTTATCGCAGGATCTGAAATTCTCACCCAAGGAGTCTGGCTCAAGAAATTGAATCCATTTTGTTGAACCCCGCGATAGTAGACTTCAAGGTACGTTCCAACTGGGTTGTTGATATCCAATGTAACGCGAACTCCAGTAGAAGGAACAGATAGCGTCATTGGCGCAGAAACGTAGTTGCTTAGGGTACTTGAGTAATACGGAGCAACATCTAGACTCAACGCATTCTTGAGAACCAGAGTTGTTGTTTTGCCTCCGGCAGCCAGTTCATCCGTGAAGTTCGAGACAACAAGTCCTGTACTTGTGTTGATAACTTGAGTACCATCAACACCAATGATCATGCTCGTTCCGTTATTTGTCACGTTGTTGATCAAGAATGCGCGGTTCACGTTAGCAGTAGTGCCACCAGTTGTGACAATGTACTTGCCCACGGCAACGTTGCTAAACAGATTAGCGTCGAATCCGGCGGATATAGTAATAGAACTGTTTGATGGCGCTGCTTGATTATAATCATACGTTACCGTCTGTGTTGTCAACAACGTTATATCATCGAAACCATGATCTTGCTCAGCCGCAGAGGATACGTAAGAAGGGCTATTAATTCTGTTACGAACAAGAACAAGATTGGCACGATCCACTCTCAGTGCAGGAGATAGATTATCCTTGGTACTTGTCATGGTAACGCGAAGATTAAATGACTTGCCGCCAGCGTAAGATGAAGAAGCGACCTCGTTAGCAGGAGCGAGAACGATACATGATTCTGTTAGTTCAACGGTCTGATTGTTGATTGCAATAACTTCTGCTTGAGCCGTTAGTTGCTTTGTCGGAGTCATTACGTATGAAACTGGAGTCATTCCAATTGTGTAATCTGTGCCAGAGAACGATTGAACGTCAACACTTGGCATCACTGTCGAGAATTGAATCTGAGTAGTGGCTGTCACGGCAGAACCACCAAAGTAGCCCGTATATGTTGCTGTGCCACCAGCTATCTCAGAGAAATCGACTAGATACGAATCATACTTGGTATCGATAACAGTCAAGGTCTTTGTTACGGCAGAACTTCCTAGAGTAGTAAACGAACCAGGCAAGAATGAAGACATTGTAACCTTGTCACCAATAGTAAAACCATGCGATGGTTGACGTACACGAACAATGCTTGAACCAGAGATACTGTAAAGAGGATTCAACGCCAATAGAATCGGAGTCAATGCGTTGTTCACGTATGTAACATCAGCAGGATAAGCTGTTTTGAACTTTGCCCGATATAGATTGAACGTTAGGTCCTTAGTTTGATCGGCAGTCCATGTTGAACTGTTTTGTGATTCGAAGAATGAACCAATCGAAGGAGTTGTGTTACTGTTCACGGAACCAGGAATCGTAAGATCATTCACCCATGTCTTCCACACGATGCTCTGTGCGGCCGTTAGAACCAACGCATATTCTTGACCGGATGCCAAGAACACAGGATTATCAAATGCGATATATGAAGCCGCAGGAGTCGTTGCGTTAGCAATAACTTGCCTCGAGTAAACTACCTTGGTTGCGATATAATTCTGAGTTGGATAACCATTCAGAGCAGTTGCAATATTCACGATCAATGGGGTATTTGAATCAGAGACAGCCACGAATAAGTCAATACCTGTGATGTAATAACCGGTATCAACAGACTTGTCGATCAAGAAAGTCTGTGCGATTGGTTCATGATAATCGACAGTTTCACTGAAGTAGTTATAACCAATGACTTGACTTGTTACGTCATTCGTTACGTTGGTTGTCTGATTGACTTGTTGTGACAATCCGCTTGCATAATACGTGGCTGAGGCTGTAGAAGTTGCATCAAGCGGATTTGTATTGTTAGAGAACGTCAGTTTATTTGTTCCAGATGGGAAACGCTTCGTCTTGTTGCAGATTGGATAGAACACACCGAAACCGCGACCGGATGCATTCAACGTAATCGTATGCGACACAGCGCCTGCGACAACAGCCGTCGGATATCCTAGATTGTATCCATCAGATGCGACATAACAACTGGTATTCCATGTACCTTGAGCGTTCACACACTCCAATTCATAGTAATTGCTATATTGAACAACGTCACCTAGAACAGCAGTACCGCCATAGTTGTTGGTTACGTATCCGCCCTTGTCCCAAACGATGGTCGTCAGAGGTGAATTGTCAGTGTATTTCTGGAGGACGCTAGTAGACACAGTGCGTCCAGACGCTTGATTTATCTTTTCCGCATCGGAGACTACGCTTGTATCATAGAACGTTCTTAGTGATGAAATTGGAGCAATTCCCGGAATTCTAACGGTCATTGCGAGTTCGATATCACCAGACTGATCGATCGGTAACGTGGTATTACCAAACGTAATCGTGTTCATCGTGGTGTTAGGCATGCATCCCTCAATCTTGAAGAAGATTGGGCGGGTACGTGTGTATCCTAGAGGAACTTCATTGACAACATTGGTTGAGGTAGATACGTTTTGTGTCAGAGAATACCGAGTATTCGTGCCTTGGAAGTTGTAAATGTATTGTGATGCGCCATCCCCCCAAGGAGAAAGGACAGCAGTGTTACCACCTTGATTACCGATCATTGTTCCGAGTTGCAAACCGTTGGCTGCATATAGTTGAGCATTTGCAGCAGTCAGCCAGTTATTTGAACTCGATGAACCTCCACCCGCATTCGCTTGCCCGGCAAACAGCGTTACTGTGCCTGTGTTACCAGAAAGACCGGAAGACGTAAATGAACCACTTGTGACTCCTTTCAACCAACGATTCTGATATCCAGTTAGATAGGATTGATAGTTGACAGTCCATGAGTCCCATGTTCCGCTGGTGTGCCCGGCAGCGATAGCTGCATTATATGCAGAGGTTGATGAATAAACTGTATTGTTGGAGATAACAGTTTGGTCAACCCATACGTCATTGTTAGGATAAAGCGTTGCGAAACCGTTGTACGAAATAATCTGAAACGGGTTAACGAATGAATGTGCGTTGCCGTTGACTTGACTAATGGCAACTTGATTCGTGTATGGTAGTGTGATTGTGTTACCTGTACGTTGGTAATTGTTTGTCAAACGTTGTGAATCAACGGTAAAGAACTCGTTCATGTTGATGTTCTTTACGTCAACAGAAGCACGACCAATACCCTTTGTATAGTCTACAGTACAGTTATGATCCGGATTCGTTGAGTCAACAGCAGAATCAGGGTTATTCGTTAAGGAATCAACCAAGATACCTGCTTTGTATCGATCTAGCCCGTTTTGGTCGGTAACATTGGTATTCAAAGTTTGTGACTCAAGCACGGACAGTTGAGTGTAATACTCAAGATCGGAGATACGTTGATCAAGAGAACCAACATCCTTCATCGTGTAACGCTTTGTCCCGATTGGAGTAATCTGAACAGTGTTGATGTTGATATCAATATTACCAGGAGCAACAACCGCGGTTGCAATTCCCATGGCATCAGCATCAGCCGAAGGAGTAACTAGATCATATCCAGATGTTCCGTTTAGAACAACGATAGAACCGTCAGACTTCAACTCTAACAAGTCTGCACGAGGTAGATAGTATGAATAGTCGGTCACAAAATCTGAACCGTAAACAAGAGGTTCGGTAATCTGCCCGGTAGTGAAATCGGTTGTTCCGTTTACTGGGCGGAAGTCAATTGTATTCGTTTGCATCGGAGTCAACTTTTCATATGGAAGATTGCCATATGAGTTAACAGAACAGTAATCTCCCGCTGAATGTTGGAAATACTCATATACGATCATCAACGTATTGTTAGGTGCTTGTGCTCCCTTGTTCAACGTGATAGAACCTAGATCGTAGTAGAACGAATTTTGCCCGTTAAACACCGTGTAGTTATTCGTTAGATCGGTTGCATTAGCGGCAACGAAAGCCGGGTAGTTTCCACCTGTTACGGTACCGATACCGTTTGACTGCATGATCTTGACGATACGGTAGATATCTGCGTTAGGTAGGGTAATCGTAGAAGCAGCAACCTGACTCACGTTAGTAATTGACAAGGTACCAATCTTGAGAGTCTTTTGCTTCTCCTTAGACGCTCCGACGTTCTTAGTAATCTTTGTCAGAACTTCAATCGTGCCACTTGACAACGATGGAATGTTGATTGTTATTTGTGTGTCTGAAGTGCGTGTGACGGTGTATTGTGCGGTCGTGTAGATTGCACCATTCTGAATCGCAACCAGATAGTTTCCGGTAGTCAAAGGATTCGTGAACGTTTCGCCTGGAACCGATAGCGTGATCGTTGCGTTATTTGACGTTACTGTGGTCGTGTAATGACGAACTATGGTATATTGCATCGTAGAGGTTGCATCATCAGCCGCACGAAGACTACGCACGAATGGCTTAGGCATCGATTGAATCAATGCGCCTGTCGAGACAAAACTGTTCGTCACCAATTCAATCAGAGTATTTGAAAGACTGGCGGTAAAGTTGTTGCTTGATGTGAATGCTACGTTAGAGTAATTGTCAATACCAACACGATTGTAATATGCACCGCCGATCCGAATCAACTGCCCAGGATTCAGGGAAGCCATGAAGTTTGTACCCACACCAGAAACAGACTTCGAACCGGACGTAATGCTTACCGTACCAAGAAGCGTTGTGTAAGTGCGGTTGATATCACACTTGAACGAACCAGATGCGTTTTGTAGGGAGAATGCATGTTCTTGGAAGTTATAACCAGGGTTCAGATTCACATCAAATACCTGAACGTCATATACACATGAACTGATACCGATTGTTCCTTGTGAATATTCCATTGAGCGAACACGACATGTTCCGATAACGGGAGCATTTGCGCCAGGTGCATCAATCGTTAGAGAAAGACCAGTTCCGTTTGTGTAGCCTGCGCCGGCATTTACTGCCACGATTGATTGAATCTGCCCGTCCAGACTCATGTTGACCTTGAACGTGGCAGCAGTCGATGGTGAGCCAGAGGTAATCGTTACGGTAGGAGGATTCTGTGGATCGTAACCGAAACCATAGTCTGTTAGTTGAATACTTGAGTTTACAATGACACCGCCAACGATGTTGCATGTACCAACTGCGGTGCGCTTCAAGGAAGCCCAGGTTTCCGTTTGTTGGGTATAATAGACATTTAGTAGTTCATACGTGTGAATGTCTGGTATACCAGATACGTTTGTGACCTGCATGTTGCTACCAGCGTTGATCGAAACGATTTCTGCTGGTTGATAAACATGATCAGTTGCTTTGCTTGTTGCATCGAATGATGGACCTTGCTTGACAACACGGAATCCCTTGATGTAACCAGAACCTGGAGACACCTTGTATACCATTTGTTGATCGTTAGCAAGCATCGTATCAAGGGTAACCGTGTTACCATCAACGTTGATACCGTTGTTATAAACTGGAGTATTCGTATACGCCCAATTTACGTCGCCATCGGTAACAGCCCATTGGGTATTCGTTAGAGTGGTCGGCTCTGTTGTACTTGAAACACCAGACGAGTTTGCTTCCCAGTATGATCCATCCACAGTCTTTACTACGTCACCAACGAGGTATGCTGTATTCGATGCCCAGTTTCCACGATTGTTCGAACGATAGTCCGTCACAGAGAACGTAACCGGATTCACCAAGAAGTCTCCCGCTTCATCATACGTGCGGGTTGCCATCATACGTTCAAACGATGCGAATGCGGTGTCATCTACTTCAAAGGTAATAACACCATTCTGAACTTGAAGAAGATCGATAAACTGAAGATCGGAACCGGTAACCCGAGTCGTTGAGTAATCCTTCTTACCCAGTGTTAGCATGATCTTGTAACGGTCTGCGCCAGGTGCACCGTAGTTGGGATATCCAAGAGCATTATCATATAGACTTGAATCATCGTTAGCGGTAACGATTGTATCAACTACGTTCAGACCGACTGTCCACGTAGGAGTATTAGAATATTTGTCAAGCGAAATAGTTTGCTTGGAAACGTTGACAAAGTTTCCGTTTACGTAGTAGACACCATCATTGATCGTAACGATAGAACCTGTTCCTGTATAAGGAACAGCGGAGGTTCCAGCGGACACGGTGAACGAAACAGACGAATCAGTAGCTGTTAACGTATCGCCAGCAGAGAACGTACCGTTACCACCTGTATAACGAATGAACAACGTGGTTAGATCAGCATCAGTGCTTGCTTCCGTAAACACAACGATTGCTGTGGTAGTTGAACCGTTCGATAGAGTCTTACCAACAGCAGAAGACAATTGAACGTCAGCAGAAACACCGACTCCGTTTACTGAGTTTACAGTGATATAAGTGACTGTATTATCGAAGAATATTTGGCCAGGAACGATCATCGCTCCATTCTTGAACATGAAATCGCCGTTCTTGGCAATTTGATTCTGTAGAATGGATTGTAGTTGGTTTAGTTCTCTAGTTTGAACAGGGCGCGAAGGCTGAAACAGTACCTTATAGTAGTTGTTTGAGTCTGCAAAGTCATCGAAATAAGGACTTAAATTGAAGTTCGTGGTCATGAATTTCCTGATTTTATATGGGTGTTACTATGATAATATTTAGCAGGGAGAACCTATGTTCTCCCGCTTGGCTATTACCATTCAAAGACTACGGAGATGCTTTCGACTTGGTCAACGCTACGCATAACTGGGCGACGATTTTCAACATAGCACAATGTACCACTGTATGGTTGAACGTCAGAAGATACGACACCAGCGGTAGCAATCACACCAGAGGCAACACCACCAGAAACGGCAGTCAATGTATTACCAACACCGAATGATGCATTAGCATTGGCTCCAACGAGAGCATTTTCGGTACGGGTTCTTACTACGCGAACGATAGTCTTATCTGCATCGCCACCCGTTCCTGCGGTTACGTCAACAACAAAACCATATGCATTGGTCGTCGAGTCTTTCACAACCATCTCGGGCTGGAACGCAACGGTGCCAGTAACCTTGATCGTAGTCATGGTTGTTGCGGCAGCGGAAGACAACAGAATTGAAGAACCGTATTGGAGAGGATTCACAACCAGCCCGACGCGCCGATAATCATTTTGTACAGTGAACACGTTGCCATCTGCATATTGGAACTTCACGTTTACGATAACGTTGGAAGCGCATAGATCATTGATTGGGTCAGCACCAAGACCCAGTAGAGGAGTCATGATCGCGGTTGCAGTAGCAAGCGTACCGGTACCGCCCAACACGACATTTGCCCAGGTGTATCCTGAGCCTACGTTGGTTACGTTAATTGCAGTAATCGCACCAGAACCGTTGGTGTCAACAGAAACAGTTGCTCCGGTACCATCACCAACGATGCTCGCAATGGTCGTGCTTCCTGATAGGTTAGCACCATATCCTGAACCAGCAGTATTAATTACCACATTGAATATTGCACCAGCATTTGCCGCAGAACTTGTTTGAAGTCCCCACTGTTCATAATATACATCACCAGCAATAGGAGCAGATGTTAGAGTTTTTACTGGATGAAAATCAGAGGTTGAAAAGTTGATTATATCTGACACAGAAGTAACAGCGATCTTTTTCCAAACGTAACCGTCGGCTGAACCTGACGTTAATTTTGTGGTCGAATTTAGAGTCATGGTGCTAGGGTCAACTGTACTAGCAACACCATGAGGATTAGCTATACAAATCCATATTGAAAAGTCACCATCAACGACAAAATAATTTGTATCGAACAGAGTAGCCGGAGTAGTTGCTGCTCCTGTGTTGATATCAAGACCCGTGACGCCAACTGAACCATAATCATGACGATAAATGTCATAGAATTGACCGGAGGTCCACATGCGCTTAGTGATACCATGAGACATGTTTGAAGAATCGATCTTCTTCATAGCCATCATGTCATTCCATATTTGTGCTTCGTTGTCAATATTATCAACAGGAGTATCAGGAGCATAGTCACTGGTCCATGTGGCGGGCTTTCCGATGAACATGTAGTATGAATCAGTAGAGCCGATGAATGAAGAAGCATTCTTCACTCTAAATTTGTTTGTAATAATGGCACTCATTGTGTAAAACTCCTTGTTTATATCTTAGTATTTATGCTCTGGTTGAGAGTATTTGTGATGCTCTACCAGAGCCAATTATTGTTTCTTTTTCCAACATACGAACCCCATCATCCTCAACGAGACTTCCCACCTTTAGATATTCCCTATCGCCTATAATCAAGTAAGTATCGTTGATAGGAGAAAACATAATTCCACCAATATCAATGCCCGCAGAACCACCCATAGTTGTTCCACCGCCGCTGGAACTCGTTCTAAAAAATTCTTCTATTTTATGACTCATGCGATAATCCATCCCTTAGTTGAATCGATATAAACTAACGTAACGACCGCATTTCCAGTGCTCATGCCAAAGGTACTGTTTATACCCATGATTTTTACAGAACCAGGATCGATGGTTACTGTATTTGTAGTGCCACCCAACCAAAGCATGACAGATACCCATTGATTATTCGTTGGGGCTGCCGGAAGCGTAATCGTGAATGAACCGGACGTTACGTCAGCCACAATTTGATCCGTATGAGTCGCAGTTACTGCGCCAGTTTTCACTGCCCAATGTAGAATGCCCGCGGCCAGCTCCGTAAGATTCTCGTCCATTTCAGCGAATGATAGCGGAGAACCTTTTGATTGACGATATGTAATTGTCATTCTTTACCTTATAGTTTGGCGATTGTCATGTATGAGTCAAGAACGTATGCTTGATTATTATGATTGGCCCAGTGATTATTTATTATCTCATTAATCGTTACGTACTTGAAATTACCAATCGTTGTGTTTGGATAGTTCCAATACGTTGAGTTTGCGCCATAATAATTGATATCGTTCACGTAAGAGAATCCAGTCCACAGAGAAAGAACATCCATCTGTTCAGCCATACCAGCATAAGGTTTAAACTTGTACTTGGCACGTTCTAGTTCACTTGGTTTAAACCCAAACGGATACAGAATATCAAGATAGATGTTTATTCCAGTGCCGTGTGTCGTTGATCGCGTTGGAGCGAACGTGACTGCCATAGACCTCATCAATTCGATCATATGTCGCTTAAATTGCCCATATACACCAACTTCGTTCATATCAACAGAATTGATAACAGAAACGTAATGCTCCAGAATGATTTCAAATTGTCTACGCAGCAGATTGCCGTTTGAATTCAATGCGTTATAGTTAGTTGCAGTAAACATCATCATCGTATCCAACACAAATGACAGAATGATACCAGTACCAACAGCGTTACCGTTCTTATCGTATTTCCGGAATAGGTTGAATATGATCTTCTGGAAGTCTTCCAACATTACGTCACCGCACATCTTATAACCAGCGGGGTGAACGATTTGTGTCAACGTGCCCTTATAGTCGCGCAGTTGCATGCCGTTCTTTTGACCGTTCACAATCTGTTCGAATGTCTTTACGTAATATGAATAATCCTGAATACGCTTACCATCATGCAGTTTGATCGCTGGATCACTCAACATACCTGAGTTATTTTGGAAGTCTTCCTTGGAGAAGCATACAGCATCCGCTTGAGCGATGGTGCTGCCGCGTTGAATAACCAGGAACATTCCAGTTGCGTTAGAGTTTTGCCCATTCATTATCGTATTCGTATCAAATGGGAAACTCTGTTCATGGATAATCAGTGAACCGTCCTCAGCTACTATTTCGATGTTGTTTTCTGTGAAAAGATCGAACTGATCCGTTGCATTATCCAGTTGAAGAAGATTTTTAGCTCCGTCAAATGCATATACACGAGCATGAGGACCGTCAGAGTAGTTAGTTGTATCAGTATAAGACCAGTTACTATCAAAAACCAGTTCACCCAGTTGAAATTGTTGAGCAAGTTCATTTGTTATACCTGATATAGGAGTCGCAAGTATAGGAGTTTCTTCATAGTTCACGCCAGAATCAACGATCTTTACCGATAGGATACCGCCGATGCTTGAACTCAACGCAGTCAATTTCGCTTGTCTGCGATACGTCGGTGTACCCGCAACGCTTGTTGACGGAATAGCGGGCGCAGTTACAAGAGGTAGATAATGATATCCAAGCCCAGGATTCGTCACAGTCACCTGTGAAATCTTGCCACGTTGAACAGTGAATTCTAGTTGTACGTTAGACCAAGCGTTATCATACGCGGGTGTATCAATAACGATATTCTGACTATCGGTAACAGAAACAACCGTAGCATAAAACAGGACACTGCCTCCAGAGATATAGAATACCTCATGCCCAGGCTTTACCATTGAGAACGAGTTGGTTGTGGACACTAACGTAGAACCCTGTGCTAGTTGACAGTTGTTTACGAGATATGAACCAGGAGTATCGTCCACAACAGAGACAGTAGGAACGCTAGTATAATAATCGCCATTGTTTGATATTGATATAGATGTAATCGAACCATTAAGAGAATTGACGGTTGCAACCAGAGGTAGTTGCCCAGTGGTCACAGAGAATGAACTGTTTTCGGAGTATCCTGTGCCGGATGCGACAACATTCACGGAAGTGACTTGCCCATAATCGTTTATGTTTAGCGATAGACTGCCGCTTGACCCTGCTGGATCAGTAAGCGTGATCGTTGATGATCGCGGATATCCAGAACCCGAGTTATCGACATAGACTCCAGTGATTGCTCCTGTAACATCAACAGCAAAACGCAGTTTCAATCCAGAGCCAGTGCCACCAACGACGGACAGCGTTGGTGTATCATATCCACGCCCAGGTGAGGTAACACCAACAGAATGGAACTTATACGTCATATTCAACGCACCCTGAACACCAACACCGGAAGTTGATGTTAGATATGATGTTTGTTTGCCGGAACTCAGTAGCGGAGTACCTGTTACGGTTATTCCCGTCAATCTTCCACCCATTTCAGGGATAACATCTGCACCCGAGCCATATCGTTCTACTACTGTGAACGGATAGGTTCCGTTAGGAATAGAGAATGCTCCGGACGTAGTGATATCGGTAATCGTTCCCTTGGCATTCGACGTGAAGTTAAATTGTGGAGTTACTCCGGTAACAGACAAGGATAGAACGGGATCAGCGTAATTGAATCCACCAGAGGTAATGCTCCACGTAATTGTTGATCCAGAAACAGTCATGTTTCCTGATGCACCGGAGCCATTGATGTAAAGCGTTGGAGTCGCGGTAATCGAAGTGCTTGGTATTGCTACAGACTTTATGGCCGTGCCGTCCAATACGCAAGACGTGGTGTAATAATGTGTCGAATCGATATAGAATAAGGCGCGGGCGTATTGGTATCCATGACCCCCGGAAGTTACTCTAACGTTGGTCAATTGCCCGGAAGAAACAGCCGCAACGGTAGCAGTCACTGGTAGCCCAGTATGATCGTAGATATCAAGGTTAACGTGATCGCCGACCTGATAGTTCCAACCAGGATCACTAATCGTGATTGTGTCAATATTCATTAGCGTGGACACTTCACATCCGAATCCATCAACAGCGGTAACAGTCGCCTCGGCAGGCACCACTAATTCGTCAACAGAGGGGGTGAACGTGATCTTGTCTCCGACGCTATATCCGGAACCTGTTACCGCAATGTTGACACCATCAATCGATCCAGCAGATACTTGATGCACCTCTAGATCAAGGTTTGTTCCTGAACCACCAATTATACTCAGTTTCTGACCAGGTGAGTACAACGCACCAGAATCAGTCACCACGGTATTTGTGATTAACGATATGATGTTGAATGCGGTCGGAACACCCAAGAATGAAGCATAAATTGGCAGCCTATCATCGAACGTATTGATGATGGATTCTGTGTTCAGAATGCATTTGTAATACGACTTTGACGTGCTAAACGATACCCTAGATGAGGGTGTCATTAGCACAGTATTTGATAGTGTGATCGTATTACCCTGAACGGCAATAACGATAGTGTCAGCAGGAATCAACCAAGTAGGGGCGATAACAATATCACCCACGGAGACATTTAGCGTACCAATCGAGAATCCAGAATCAATGTAACCATCTATAGTATATTCATCAGAGGTCGCATTGTAAATGACATTGGTTCCTTCTACGAAATTGCCCGTATAGTTTCCGGCAGTGATACCTGTATTATACAGTTGAACGTCTTCGACAACCGCGGATGATTGACTCTGCTCAAGCGTCTTACCCAACAAGGAGAACAAAATACTGTTATTGTTCGGATCATTCAGAATGATATATGACAGATTATTGTAGTCGTTGTCTGATGATCTAAAAACGTATTTTCTACCATAATCAAGTTCCGCCTTGGTGTTGAATAGAACCTCGAATACGTATTTGAACGATGGCTCTGTGCCCTTCATCAAGTATAACTCACGGATGAACTTAATCAGCTCAGCATCGGAGATAATAGGCGAAACGTTATTCAACACGTATGGGAATACGTGCTTCTTCATCATAGCAATAAACTGTTCATCCGCGGAGTCTGGATCGAATTCATTAGGCAGACCTCTAATGAAACTCTCTGCTCCAGTATTCTGATCCATAAACCGATAATACTGTTCTAGGAACTCGGCAAAGTTCGGATTATTGTCTCTGAATGCCTCAGGAACTTGATATTTGACAAGCGTAGAAACTTTTGGTCTTACGGATAGCGTCATGGGAATTAGTTTCCGGAGATAAGTGAAACGTTTACGTCTTGTGTGTTGATTCTAATTACGTTATTTTGTTGTGATTGAACGTCATTGACCAACGGAGTTGCATTGATTTGAATTCCGCCGTTGACGTTAGTGAACGATGTAATGTTGATTGCATTCAACGTAATGAATCCGTTGACGTAATCAATCGTTCCAACGGTACTCATTACAGTCTTCTTGCCAACATAATCCACGGAGACTAGAACCATATCAGAACCGCGATTCTCAAGCGTAACCAGATTCTGAACACCGATAACAGTGAATGAGCTAGACGAAATGTATCCGTCGGTATTTAATAATCCGTTCATGAAACTGATTTGATATGTCATACTCTTACCCAATTGAGGCGCGATTGTCTTATACAGTGATATACTCGTTAGGTTACTAGTGATAGCTGATGATGCATTATTGATAACACCAACCAAGGTAGAATAGGCTAGAGTATTATTGAACTGTTCAAGTTGGGTAGTCGAATAATTCGTAATTGCTTGGACAATCGAAGAGGTTAGATTAGCCCCCTGTGGTAGTGCAGACGGATTATATGTTACGCTAGTATTGACCAACACGTTCACATATTCTGGATCAACGAAGACTGGTCGAATATTCATGATACTGGTGCCCTTGAGTGAGGACGCGATTTCGTTCTTTTCGGCGATTGTCAACACGTTTTGGTAAGGTGTGCTTGGCTTGATGCAGATCATCACAGAGTTATATTGTGGAGGTACGTTATCTTCTCCGCCCCAGACCTTGATCGCACCAACGTTATTGAATCCCTCACGAATAATCGATGCATAATCATAAGCGGTGACAGCACGATTTTGTACCGTGAAATGTTTAGATGCGTTATACTTGATAGAGTCAACAGATTCTGGATCAACACCACCCATGGAACCAATGACAGTGCTTATACTATACCCTACAGCATACACGTTAGGGTCACTGTTATTCAGTATGCTTCCAACAGGTGTAAACGTATTCGCGCCGTTGCCAGCAGAACCATTACACGTTACATATTCAATTCTGATAACAGAACCGGAATCAGGAGTCGCGCCAATCGTACCGTTACCGAAGTAAATCTGGGTAGTGTAACCCGCTTGCTCTTGGGTAAAGAAAGCCTTGGATGTGGAAGTTAGATCGTATAAAGTGGTCGATAATTGCCAATTCGTTGGTAGCACAGAGTTAGTAGTAGCATACGTTTGAACCATAATCGTGCTGGTGTCAACCTTTGGATTAGGAATCGTATAGAATGAACCAGTCGCACCTGCATACCACGAGAACGTATTATACGTGCCTTCTACGATTTCGACGTTATAGAAACTATACTTGCCGTCGATCAATGCAGCCGTTTCGTCTTTCACGGTAACAAATGAATATGGCTGCCCATTGATATTACAAGTGAACTGAGCACCACGTCGAATGATGAAATTGTTTAGGGAAGCGCCGTTTACTGTACTGATGGTGATATTGATCTTTGCACGAGCACCAACGTGTCCCTTAGAATGATATCCAAGGGCTAGAGCATGAGAGATAACAGAGGAACGTTTTACAGCAGAGTCCAAAAATGATTCGTTAGCCACAAAGTTAGCAAGAACGGCATTATATGAGGTGTTGTACGCAAGGACATCTGTGAGGAAATTCAGGCCAGATGCTGTAAAGTCATAATCCGAAAACGTTGGATTCTGCTTCATGAAGGCAATAAGATTCGCCTTGATCGTAGGGAAATCTAACGAGGTAACTTGTATTTGTGTCATTTCAACGAACTCTATTCATGGAGATAGTAACCGTTGCTGGTGTAGTCATTGGTACAGCAACAACGTAAAATTCTAGGTCAACGGTCAATGTAGTCTCAGTCGTATCGACCACACATGAGACAACATTCACTCTAGGTTCCCATAACTGAATCGCTTGAATAATTTGTCTCTGAGCGAGTATCTTGGTCGCCGGCGTCATCAATTCAAACAAGAGGGCATTCAGATTGACGCCGAATTGCGGATTGAATAACTTCTCGCCCGGGGCGGTTAGCAGAATGTTTCTAATGGACTGTTTCACCGACTCAACATCAAATTTTTTGACGATATCATGCGACCCGGGATTACGGAGAATGCTCTGATTTATATCTTGATAATATGCCATATTAGATATTTATCTGCTAGAATGAACCATTGGGTACAAAGTTGGAACGACGGTCAAGGTATCTCATGAATGATGAATCACTTGATTTTGGATAATCAGTCGTGGTCGTTTCTTTCGAACCGGTGGTTGCTGCTGGAGGTGCTTGATTGATAATCGTGGTATTGCCAGTAGTTCCTCCTACATTGGAGATATACTTCGTTCCGTCGGACATAGATGATCTGATATTACCCAAGGCATTAGGTGCAGGGGTAGTCTGTTGAGATAGTTGACTTTGTAGTTTATTTCTAGCAGCAACGGCTTCTGGCGAACTCAAGGAGACCTTTTTACCATTTACAGTTACCGTATCGGTTTCGTCGTTGTTCTTATCAATATCATCCGCTAACTCAACATGCGTCATTTTACTGCGATCAGTTTTAGCAGTTGGAGCAGGTTGTGGTTTTACTACATCAGTCGCAGGGCTTGTCTTTGCAGCATTTCTAGCAGCAATCTTGGCCTTGCCCTCAGGCGAGTTTCGATACGCTTCCATTTCTTTCTTTGATACCGGTGCCGTCGCTTTCTTAGCATCATCTTCCGATACGAGAGACCTAATTATTTTATCATACGTACTGCCGGGTCCCTTATCCATATTATCGTTGATCAATCCCCCAATGCCGTAACCAATCAACCCAGCGCCCGCTACTCCAAGAGCAAGTGTGCCCGCACCTACTGATCCAACTGCGGTACCTAGTAAACCTAGTACTCCTGCGCCGGCGGCAGCTTCACCGCCAGCAGCTAATCCACCGACCGCGCGCGCTGGCAAACCCTTCGGAATCTTCGCTGCTTCCATAGGATTGATCTTCGGCTTAGTGAATCTGCCCTTGACTTTATCGAATGTCTTCTTTGCTCCCTTGAACTTGCCAACCAGTTTCTTCATGCCAAGATATTCTAGAATGTCTTCACCGAATTCCTTGGCCAAGGAACCCGCTTTGGACGCAGTTGATTCTTTATCAGAAGACTTATCACTGGATGATCCGAACGATCCCTTGCTGTCTTTGCGAGTGTTTTCCTCGATCTTAGTCAATACACCAAGCATCTTTTTTTGCTCGTCGGATTTTTCTTCAATCGCTTCTTCTCGACTGATTTCTGAACCCGTATCAGGGGCGACTATATTTTTAAATGCGTTGGGCTCATTTTCTTTTGCGGTATGCGTTTCATGCATACGTTCCGCGTTTTCCATTTCATTCAGACGTTCTTCTTCTGTCTCGGCCTTTTTTGGCTTCACATATCGATCATAACCATCGACTTCGGTTCCGCTCTTTCTCGTGTGTCCAGAAACGTGCTGAAGAACCTTTCCTTCTGGAATAACTTTCTTCTCTGCATTCTCAATGGGTGCAGGTGCGACGCGATCTTCCCTTGCTTGCTCAGATGCAACCTGAAGATTGTTGTTCGTTACGATAGGCGAAACCGTATTCGAAAAGGAACTGGAGTTGTCGTTACTGGAGTTGTCGTTGTTCGTAACTGATTGATTTGATGCACTATTTGTCGTGGTGTTTAGTTGCTGCTCAATCTGTCTCTCCCGCTGCTCTGAGGTCTTAGCCAGTGCAGTCTTGTAGTCTTCATGTTGGCTCTTTAGATAATCTTTAGTCTTCTGCCATAGTGACTTCGGTTTCTCTGGAGCAGGTTGATCATTGGTTGTTGCAGGAGTTTCAGCGGGTGCTTGAATCTTCTCAGCGGTTGCTTCTGGAGTAGTTTCTTCATCATATGAATCCTTAGTGGTTGACCAATCACGCAATTTCTTGAGAGCAATAATTGACGATGCTACACCACCAATCAATCCACCATGACCCAATGCAACAGCCGCAATTGAACCCCCAACACCAGATAACGCATTCTTACCAAACTTGGATGCATATCTTCTTCTCTTACATACGTGATCATCCTTGGCACAATAATCTGGGTCGCCTGGTTGTGGAGTACCACTCTTGCGTCTTCCTATCTTACCCTTCGCTTTTGCTTTTTCATCAGAATCATTAGCAGGAGACGGAATTCTAGTCAGAACCGCGTCACGTTGTGCATCAGTCTCTGGGTCAGAATCTTCATCGATAACACCATGAATGAATGTGTCCTCAGCGAATTCTAATGGGTCGAATCCGTACTTACCAATCACGTTTTTGATAAACTCTGATCGTTGATCCGGATGCTTCTTTACGAATACGAATCTACCTAGTAGCCCAGAACGTTCTTCGGATTTCTTCCATGCTTCCTTCACTTTGTCTTTGATGAAGCCAGCGGCCGCAGCATTTCCCCTTTTCAATCCCTTGAATTCATCCAACTTAGCAGAAACAAGCATTGAGGCGATAGCAAGAATTTCCTTGTTTAGTCTATCGTCAAAAATGATATCCAACAGACGCCCGATCTCCTCAGGAGTCGTGATCTGAAACTTTGGTTCGTTGAGTGCTTCTAAAAAATTCAGTTCATCAACGGTATTTTGCTGGGGTGTCATTTCTTCTTCTCTTTTTCTTTTTGCTGCTGTAGTAATGCGATATAAACGTCCAACTCAAAAGGAATTAGGTTTTCGATTTCTGTGACGGACCAACGATGAAAATACTGCATGTTGAATACCGTCTTGATGTAGTTTTCTAAGTCATTGTGGCTGTCCACTATAGTCCGAAAAAATCGGATATGCCCTCCATATGGACATGAATGGGATTACCGCATGTGCACTTGATATGATCATCATACACCAACTTAGGAAGCGTATTCAGATATTCTGTCAATTTATCAAGTTGGTGTTTTGTTAGATTGTTCAACCATTCAACCCGTTGATCGGTCGTGAAATCTCTACCTTCGAATACGTTTTCACCCATGGTAATCATCTGGATCAACTCAGCGGTTACGATCAACGGTTCACCCACGGACCCCATTGACATATCAAGCGTAGGATATCCCATTGTCACGATGATATTATCATCGATCTTTACGTCATTTGTGGTGACGTTATTGACAACGGCGGTCTTGTCAAGTTCAATCGTGTATCCAATCTTGGTTTTACACTTGTTGCATTCGACAGTAGAATCAATCGTTTCGGCAATGCTACGTGCGCGAATCTTAATGAAAAGTAGCTCAACGTCTGCCATCGGCAGCGAACCAACGTCAATTGCGTTGAACGTGCAATTCTCAAGGACCTGCTTGACAGCAAGTTCCATTTCTTGAATGTTGCCGGATGCCATGAGAAGAATTTTCTCCTCACGGACTAGAAATGGACGATACTGTACTTTCTTCTTGGAAACGGGAAGAACTACGTCATATTTTGGAACTACTGGAACTGGAATGCTCATGTTTATACTCACTTTTCTTTGTTGAATGTGTCGTTTATGTCTGCTTGTTGCTTACGTATTAAGTTCAGAATCTGCTCCTGGGTAAGAGGAGTCAATTCTGGATCTTCTGTGTTATAGATGCCAGCGATAGTGGGAATTCCCGGAAGCGTCTGTGGTGCTTGTTGTTCTAGTGTAGTCATTGCATTTCTACCAATTCTTGATAAACGAATTCGACTTGCATGGTTGCGACTTCTCCTTGTCCAGTTGCGGAAAACTGAACAGATCCAACAGTTTTTGGATATGCTTGGATCAACATTGATCTATAATTACTATCGTTTTGGTTGAATGATTCCACGTTCGAACCCGAATCAGGATTACCGCTGGAGATTGTTCCCAGTTGTAATTTATCCTTCGCGGCAATCGTGACGTTACCCACGTAATTATCATAAAATCCTAGAGAATGATCACCGTCAGAATAGACTAGATCGTGCCATCTCACGAAAAAGTCTCTGATCAAGAACTTTTCGTCCAGATAGAAATTCAAGATAACTGGGTCATAAGAAATACCGTATGGAACTTCAAAATGCGCATGTTCGATTCTCACCGGAGAAGTCATCATATTCTTTGGAGGAATCGATGCGGACTCACAAAATAGTTTTGTTAGGTCGAGTTGATCAGAGGTCGCACCAAGTGCAGAGGGAGGTTCAATAAAGACCATATACTGATTCGCTCGTGCAAGATTGAACTTGTTGATCAGATTATGAAATGCGTTATAACTGCTCATTCTCTACCCTTGATAATATCCATCGTTGCTTTCCAGACGTTTGCTTCCGATTGCTTTTTGAAGTTAGCCATTGGCATCATGGCTGCGATTGCCCAGTCATCAGGAGGAATCAAGATGAATCTGGACTTTACGCGACCTTTCAAATAACACTTGACAGCAGATTGTACCTCAGGGAACTTTGCGTAGTTGCTGATTAGATTCCACGAGAATTTTAATTGTGCAACGTTCTCTGGTCCTACCGTTGGTGTGGCTGTTCTAGCAGGTTTAGGTCTGATCACGCTTCCCTCTTGATTCGTCTTTCTGTTAGGGTTAGGTCTTAGCGTAGTGCCTTCCTTGTAATGCACCGCGAACTGCATCAATTTATTCAAGAGAATAAGACGATGTTGATAGGGTAGATAATGCAGATTCAACGCCCATACGTGTTTCGCGTCCATGTGAAACGGAAGTACTAACGGAAAGTTATCGTAGTATGGCAGCGTTTCCTTGTACTTAGGGTCATAAACAAATGCGTACATTTTTCCTGGTAGAATTTGCGCAGTCAGTTGATCTTGACTCATGGAAAGCATTTGCATAGACGATATCTTGCCGCCTCCCAAGAGAGTCTGCACCTTGCCACGAAACCACATCCACGAATTTCTGTTGGTGTAGTTAGGATCCTTCTTTATTCTATCAAATAGTTGGTTGTCACTCATTTTCTCGTCTTTATTCCTAGTGCGTATTCATCCCAAATCATCCACTCAAAACCGTTCTTCTTGCACCACGATTGAGCCGCTTCCCATTTTGCCATGTTAGTGGCATATGTCATTGCTTCATTCAAATACCGTCTACTCGCTTTACCCGTCTTGGTTGTCGCAAGTTTAGGAGGTCTTGTCTGAACCTCCGGCTTTATCTCCACCAAGACTTTTCTAATCGAACCGTCTGCTGCTTTATATTGGAAAACAATGTCTGGGAAGTACCGGTGAATTTTCCCGTCAGTTGGTTTCACATAGGGAATATGAAATTCTTCGCTACCCCATTTTATGACTGCCGGATTATCATCTAACCACATCATTGCTCGGAGTTCATATGACGATCTAATCTGAATATTCTTAGGGTCTCCGACATACTTTTCAGGATGCTTAGGATTGAACTTGCCTTGTAGAAACTTACTCATAAATACTCCATACAATCATCTTACTATTTATCAAGGTATTCGCGGAATGGCACTACTTCAACCCAAATGGACCAGCAACGCTTCTGTTACTGTTCCTACTGCTGACGGCAAGGGAAATACTCCTACGGTTGAGTATAATAGTTCGATTAATCCCGCGAACTATACGATCCCATACCTAAATCCCGATCTGGACGGCATATATCAGTATCCTCAAGGAGATTCTCTGACAAATATGATGATGATTTACTTTGATGAAGTGACGAATGTATTCCAGCAGTCGAACAGCGGTTCGATGAACGTTAATTATCTGTCCATGCTTGGTGGAGATAGCGGACCAGTACCGCCCGGCAACATGGCGTATCAAGACATGTTGCAACAGGCACAAATGGGTGCGTTAATGAATAAACTGGTAGGTCAAAAAGGATCGACCATCTCCGATTATTTGCAGTCTGGAGTAAAGAATTATGAACGTACATCATCTGGAATCTGGATGCTCTATCCAAACTCAATCAAGTACGATACTGGTGCAAACTGGGCGGAGTTGAATTCTGAACCAAACGCGATTGGTCTGCTTGGTACGCAGTCTTCCGAAGGTGGTCTTGGTATTGGCAATATGACTAGCACGTTAGCCCGAGAGGGCGCAATTGCTGGTTTGAATGCGACAAGTAAAGGAACTGGTCTTGGAAACGCGATAACAAAGTCTGTTCAGAATACCTATAACGACATGACGTTCAATAACATGCAACGAAGAAAGTTCCAGTTCTCTTGGACGCTCGTTCCTCGAAATATGACAGAGTTATATTCGATTGATCTTATCATTCGTCTGATGCGCTTCCATGCGTCTCCATCATATGATGATGTTGGCGCACAAGGCACGTACTTGACATTCCCAGGGCATATTGACGTTGAATGGTATACCAAAAACGGAAATAATTATACTCAGAATGCATGGCTGCCTAAGATATCAACCTGCGTTATTCTGAGTGTGGACACGGATTATTCACCTAATAACCAATATTCGTTCTTGGCGAATAGCGGTGCACCTGCACAAATTGATTTGGCTCTGACCATCTCAGAAACCCAGCCATTGCTCAAAAACGACGTGGCGCGAGGATTTTAATCTAGAAAATCGTAATAAAGACTTACGATAAACAAGATAATAATTATCACAAATAATATTGTCATAAGAATCTTCCGTTTGCCATTCTGTACCAATCCGGTTTGAGTGCGATCTTTTCTCTGTTCTTTGCTTGAATAAGATCAAGTGCTCCATTTGTTGGAGTATATCCTTTATTGAACAACGGATTTTCAAATATCAAGTCAGGATCCAATCTGGACTCTCTGTTGAAACAAATACCGCGACGGTCTAACTCCTCCCTAATACTTTGATATCTAAATTTAAGATACCTGCCCTTATCATAGAAGAACATGACATGGCCCTTGCCTAGGGTGAATTCTTTTGGAATTCGAGAAAGTACGCCATGGAATCCATGTGCATTTATTCTTCTTGACAGCGCTTTCGGCACCATCTTGATTTCACGAAATTCCGCGAACAAATGCTGATCGTAAAGTTCAGATGGAGGTACTAGATTGATTCTGGTCATTTAGAATATTCAACGCATTCTTCATGCATTCAAGTAGTGTGTTCATTTTACACATCAACACATTTATTGCCAATAAATATCAGAACATCATAAGAATCAATCAGATATGTACCTAGACACACTCAATCCTATCATATTTCCATTGCTTGACGGCAACACCACAGTTCCGTTCAGCGTCAGAGATATTACAGCACGTGTCCTACTCAACATGTCGGACAAAGACCTCATTTCGGTTACAAGTCCATACACCATTCTCGACGGTGAGGCACCCGAAGACATTTCCAATAAACTTTATGGAAATCCACACTATTTCTGGGTTATTCTAATTATCAATAACATATATGATGTATATTCTGATTGGTGTCTTTCTCAAAATGAATTAGTCGATTATTGTACCGACATATACGGAGATTCAATAAATGCATTGGTTTATCTCATTGACGATTATAATAATATTGTTGCACCTTATGGAATTAATGATGTAAGTACCGCAACGACATATTCTGGACCAGTTACCGCAGTCTCAAACTTTCAATGGGAAAGTATTCTTAACGAAAAGAAGCGAGTCATTAGAGTCCTGCAACCATCATATCTGGCAACCTTTGTCAATATGTACTTGAAGAAAATGAGTTCCGCTATATGACCCCCAGTTATGATTCGACGGGATCCGCTGGCACATTAACTGCTGGAGGTGACGTTACTTGGTTATATTGCAGTCTGACCAACTTCGGTTCAGTGCCGATTGATCCTGCGTATACGGTCGATCTTCTGGGTTTGTCTCCAGAAATAAATCTCTATGAAGATATCATGAGCCCGACGATGTACGGCAACATGGTTATCGTAGACACACATAACTTGATTTCGAGATTGCCCATCATCGGAATGGAAACTCTTTTTCTAGGTTTCAGAACCCCCGGTGTAACCAATACAGTCGAAAAAGTGTTCAAGGTCTTCAAAGTCTCTGACAGAACGATCACAGGTAATAAGCAAACGTACAAACTACACTTCATTTCCAATGATGCATATGCAGACGTGAGAAATTCGATCAATGGAGCATTCAAGGGAACACCAGGGCAGATCATCGCCCAGATTCTGACAATCGCACAAAACTGGGATGCCTACGATAAGACTGTTCCTATGAATTCGTCTTCTCAAGGAAATACTAACGGTCCAGGAGCAACGTATTGGAATCAGGGTACAACCGAAGACGGAGCAACAATCGAAACAGATCAATTGAACCAGGTCAAATTCGTATCCCCGCAATGGTCCACCTTCGAGTGCATCAAGTGGTGTGAAAAAATGGCAGTTAGAGACGATGGTAATACCCAATTTCCTGTGGCAGACTACGTATTCTATGAATCAAGTCAAGCATACTACTTTCAAGCATTCGGTGAACTATTCCGTGATGATCCTGTCGATTACTTCAACTGGGATCACTCACAATCGAATGGCGTCCCACAAGAAATGATGATCAAAATAATCGATCTAAGACACCGAAAGATCGTTGACAATCTGACAGCATTCTTGAACAGAGCATACGGGCAGACCTCTTTCAATAATGACATGTTCTTGAAGACATTGAATACCTCCGTCTGGTCATATCATGATACGTATACTTACAACTTTGGGGCAACTTCTGATAGTAGCACCTCAATTCTTCCTGAATATCCAAAGTCACTAGCAGACCCGTCAAATCCACAACTATACAACATCGCTCCAGATGCGAACATTGCCGTCACGGACATGAATCGATTGACTCATGATCTACCAGATGATTATGAAAAATATTCCACCTTGAGTCGAATTCCCGCATTCAATTTCCTAGAAATGAATCAGATTGATATCGACATATGGGGAAGAAGTTGGCTAGAAGTTGGTGACATGATCAATATAAATCAAGGTAATTATACTCAAGACGTTGATCCCGCCACCGGGCAATCATTGAATGTGGATGATACAAAGACAAGTGGTAACTGGTTAGTAACAGCCATTCATCATAGATTGTCACCTAACCAACATAAGATGACCGTTCAATGCGTTAGAAATTCGACTGAACAAGCCGTAACGCCGTTGGTTGCTTCCTAGGTTTTTCTTTTTATGGGAGCATCAACTACCACGAGTCTGCTCAATGTTCTGGTCACCGCGACGTAACATAAATTATTCTCTTGATCCAGTTCCCAATCGCGGGAAGCGTAATTTTCGTTAACTTTTGCCAGTAGTCAGTCTTCCACTCCCGACCCTTAGCCTTGTGGATAGACGAAAGAATGGCATATCTACTGTCCAGCTTACTTCCGAACATTCTGTTTATTTCGGCCAATAGAGAATCAACGGATCGGCCTCCTTTGTATTTGACCCGGCGAATAATTATATTAATACAATCAACCTGTTCATTAATACTCGCAACGTCAGACATTCTCTCTAATTTTGTGTATTTTGCAACATATTTGGTTCGAAATTTCTCAAGTCTCAGTAGCAACTCATCAAGATCATGTACCGTACCCATCTTCTTCACGATAGATTCCAGCCCAACTCCAATGTCGCAACCTTCTACCTTAGCAGATACTCCAGCGTTTATAAATTTGTAGGCGAGATTAACAAGAGGAGCATTAAATCTGCACAAAATAACGTCACCCAGCTTCGATTTTGTAACATCATCATGAGAAATGAATTCTACTGTTCCTTCTTTCGCGGCATCAGCAGGTCTAATATGACTCACAAACGACTGTGCATAAGCAACTACACTCTTTGGGCAACGATACGTTGTTGCCAACCCAAGTCTAACAGCGCCGCATTCGGCCGCAATTAAATCCAGCGCATTGGAATTTGCTCCAGTAAATCCGTAAATAGCTTGATGTTTATCACCAACTGCGACAAGTCTTCCGTCATCTTTCAACGACTTTAACGAAATCATTCTACGAATGCCATTCGTATCCCGAGCTTCATCAATAAGCAACCAATCATATTTTTTTTAAGATTGCAGTTAAATAACAAGGGCAGATAAATCATGACAACAAAGTCAACAATAACAAGAATCTTATTTGATTCAAGCAAAACGTCCCGCGCTAGGTTAATAACGATAGTATCATCGTCAACCACCTCCGATGTGAACCAAAATATCATTCCAGTGAGAATCTTCAAATGAGGTAGTGATACCCCACACCAAACTGTTTTGCCCATGATACTAACTTCAGCACATCAGATTCTAGTTCGGCCAATGCATATTTTTTAGGAATCATATTTCTAAAATATTCGAACATTTATACGAATCCACTTTAAGCGAAGGAGTAATCTTGTAACATGCGACAATACCTACCGTATGTAACGTTGAAATTGTTATATTCTTACTCTTGGGAGCTTTAGATTTAATATCTTCAACAATTGCTTTATTATAAGCACCAAACAAAACATTACCTTCCATTAGATGTAACGCTTTAACAAGCGTAGTTGTTTTGCCTGCTACTGCAACAGCTTCAAGAACACACGATCACTTACCAGTCTTAATCCAGTCGAAGAATGCAACTTGTTGGTTTGATGGAATAAACATAGAATGAACCATAATAAGTGCAGTATGATTATTATATGTATGAGTGTCAAATAAAAGTCAAGAATGAATATTTCCCACGCATCATACAGTTACTATCTAATGCTTCGCATTATCCCTCTTACTTCGTAAGAGTGATGTTATTTGTTTAGTTTTAATCTATAAATTAGATAATTGATGATTGATGCACGATGGAGCACAGGCATAGTTTCCCATTCCAGGGGCTATACCTGGCGATGCATGACATCGCAACTGGCATCCAAAGAATGAAACCTTGTATAATAAGGTAAGCCCTGGTCGTCCTGTAGGCTTTTACACATGTAGTCGGAATTTAATCCCGGCGGAACCATATAGCTAGTCTTTGGAACACATAACGCTATATGATTTGGTGGCACCTCCCCACCTCATGAGAACTGTCGCTCTCTTTTATATTTTACGTTTTGCCGTGGTCCCCCTCGCATATATGCGGAGTTGTCAACGAATAAACTATCGGAACATCCGATAATTCACTTTCTCTCACACCGATCTATCGGCTTGTGGCTATGTAATTTTGGTGATGCACGTCGGTAAACGAATTTGTAAACGGATTTAAGTCGGAAGCAACTATTCATGCCTTCAGCAATTTTTATGATCCATCGGGGATTGTACCGCATGGCCCAGGCTTTCGCGTCATTCAAATTACTGCATAAATAGTTTCGTAACGGGACAGGGATGCAATGTCCTTGCTGATTGATCTCCTTCAAAATGCAATCATCTAACCGTTACTCTATCGTACTCTTTTTTGTACGGATGTCAAATTTATTTTGGTACAAATTATTTCTCAATTGTAACAAAATGTTACAACTTGTTACAGGATGTTACAAACAAGATGGAATTATATTTTGGAGTAGTTGAATCACGTAAAGATCCGCTAAAGATGGGGCGTTGTAAGGTGCGGGTAATCGGGGTTCATTGCCCGGATCGTGTTATTCTTCCTACGGATGATCTTCCATGGGCGATGCCTATGACTCCGATTACCTCTGCAAGCATGAACGGTATCGGTGAATCCCCAACTGGTGTTGTTGAAGGAACGTATGTTGCAGTATTTTTCCTTGATGGTAATGATAAACAAAAACCTGTGATGATGGGTACTTTTCCGGGCTGGCCCATGTCAACTCCAGGCAATGTACAATCGGTTACAGCCGGATCAATTGTTCCGCCAGCTAGCCCAACAACATCATCAGATTTACCATCATCAGTTGCTCCACCTCCTGGAGTGAATCCTACTGCGCCAGCGCCATCGAATCCAAGCGATTGTTCGTTTTCTTTGGGGTCTTTATCTGGCGCTCAGGTATGCAAACTGAAAGCAGAGATTGCGAAATATGAATCTGGTGGTAAACCAAATCCGTATTCTGTTGAGAACAGTATCGGTTATATTGGCAAGTATCAGTTTGGTGTGGGCGCATTAATTGACACTGGTTACATCAAGAACATGCCATGGAGGGGAAAGAAACTTGCTCCGATCACTGGAAACCCAGCGAACTGGACAGGTAAAGACGGAGTAACGTCTAAACAAGCATGGTTCAACTCACCTGCTGCTCAAGAAAATGCCATGAATATTCTTCTCGGAAAAGAATATCGCTACGCGAAACTTGACTCTGGTGTTCCGCCTGAGAAGACTGCTGGTGTACTCGCTGCATGTCATCTTGTGGGAGCAGGTCCAGTCAATAAATGGCTGGCGGGTGGACCAACAAAATCTGACAAGTACGGTACGAATTGTTCAACGTATTATAAGGCTGGATATGCAGCAATCGCGGGCACTTCAACTAACGAGATACCAACAAGAGAAAATCTTCACAGTGCTGCCGTTGCTTCTACTGCTCCTCCTTCGACTCCTGCTCCAGCGACTCCTATTATTGTCGATCCAACAAGTTCATCAACGCCCGCCCCGTCAAATCCGCCAGTTGCAGTTTCACCTAACATGGGATTCGTTGATCCTAACGGAAAATATCCTCAATCGGATTTCTTGAATGAGGCAGATTGTAATCGTCTTGCTCGTAACGAAAAGATTGACCAAACCGTAGTATCAGATAAGCGTGACGGAAGAACTACAGGCAACGTTGTCGCTAACGGCGGTGGTGCATGGGATCAACCAACGGTACCGTATGCATCTCAATATCCATATAATCATGTGTATCAATCTGAGTCTGGGCATCTTCTAGAGTTTGATGATACAGCCGGCGCAGAACGTATTCACTTGTATCATAAGACGGGAACGTTCACTGAGATTGATTGTAATGGTACGCAAGTCAACAAGATTGTGGGCAACGGATATACGATCATCGATAGCGATGGTTATATCTCAATCAGCGGGCAAGCAACAGTTTCGGTAACCGGAAATTGTTCTATCTTCGTTGCTGCTGACTGTCATCTAGACGTTCAAGGCGACATAAACGTCCACGCAGCAGGAACCACGAATCTTCATTCTGAGGGTCAGATTTCGTTTCAATGTGATGATTCTCTGGAAATTGAATGTACAGACTTCAAGTTGAAGTGCGACACGTTCAACGTAGCGTCAACTGGCAAGACACAGATAAAATCCGGGTCAGATATGAATCTTCTAGGTTCAACTATTTCTGGTCGATCATCTGGAATTATTGCGTTTGATGGAACCAAGGTAATCAACATGTCGGGTGTTGCAAAATCTGCTGCGCCGTTGGTACCAGCGTTACAGTTTGATTCTAATTCACCAGAGTTCATATTGTTGCATACCCCGTCAGCAGAAAATAACGCGAACATGCAGATTGAAGAAATGACTACCGATGAAATGATTGCGGTAGGAATCGATCCTACTAATCCAGAATTCGCCGGCGGCACACCTGGCGATCCAGATACGACTCCGACGAATCCTCCGCCAGCCCGGATTGTTTCGTGTTCACAACTACCCGCAACACTAACTAAGAGTACTAGACTTACACCTAACTTCACTATCGGTAAACTGTGCTCTGGCGAAGAGGCCAGGGCGGTCGGCGGAATGATTCTGCCTCAACATGGGCTAACGGTAGCACAACAAGCATGTAACATGTATGCTCTAGCCGTGAATTGTCTTGAGCCAATTCTGGCCGCTTATCCTGACATGAAATTGAATTCTGGTTGGAGACCTTCTGGTAACAGGTATTCTAAAACAGAAACAGGTAAGACTTCTCAACATGAACTAGGAATGGCAGCGGATCTGACGTTTACTTCGATTTATGGTAAACGTGCTGAGTTATTCAAACGTGCTCAAGAAATAAAGAATCTTGTTCCGTTCGACCAATTGATATATGAAGTGCGTGGAAAGTCGGTATGGATTCACGTGTCATTTAATCCCGCATTACCGACTCAACGCAAGATGTTGATCACTTTTAACGGTGGGAAAACTACACATGGTTTAAATCAGATAAATTAATCTAAGCATTGGAGCCAGACGCTTCCAGCGCATCTAATTTACAAAATTGACGTTTTGCTAGTCGTAGCACAATAAAAGGGAGCCTAAGGCTCCCTTTTTATTTTGACTATCTTTACTGATTAGTCATCTGCTGCAAGACTACGAAAGAACGACATATCATCATCGTCATCATCACTGGTTACTGCGGGTTTGGATGCCGTTGTTACGGGCTGGTTCATCTTTACCGCGTTATCAAAAGGGTTGTCATCTTCCTCTGTCATATCGGAGGTTGACGTGCTCATTTGAGTTGGCTTTGCAGTCCCACCAGCAGTTACCTTAGGGTTGTCATCTTCCTCTGTCATATCGGAGGTTGACGTGCTCATTTGAGTTGGCTTTGCAGTCCCACCAGCAGTTACCTTTAGGAAACGCTTTTTCAGGTCTTCGTAACTCTTGAACATCTTCTCGTCGTTATAGACGGAAAGATCGAACAACTTTTTCCAATCAATATCACATGTAGAGACATTATCGAAACTCGACTTCTCAAAGTTTGCGTATTTTTCAACCCTGCGAATCTTCAACTTGAAGTTAGCACCTTCCGTTAAACTGAACGGATCGATTGCTACTGCTTCACCGGCATCGAGTTCAACCAGCGGAGGCTGCATCGCGGTTGCAATCATATCAAAGATTTTCTTGCCATACTTGAACTTGAAAATCTTACCTTCGTTCTGAGGATTCTTTGGATCGGAAATGACTTTGATGTTGGAAATGAATGCTGTACGACGCTTGCGCTTGCGAACGACTCCCTTGTCGGATTCCAAACCCGAATTCCAAAGAGGACCATTTGCTTCACATACCGGGCATTCTTTATCGATTGTGGTTGGGCACTTCTCGATGAACCAGCCGCCCGGACCTTGGAAACCATGGTCGAATATTTTGGTGAATGGAAGTTGATCGTCGGACTTTGCTGGAAGAAAACGAATGACAGCGAAACCATTACCAGCACTGTCTGTTTCACACCGCCAGAAATCTTCCTTATTATCATCTTGGTTTGAATAGCCGCCCGCTTGTAACTTTTGAACGGCGGCTAGTAGGGCAGGATTAATTGCCATATTGTATCTCCTATATACACGATTGTAAACGAAATGTAAACGCTTTTGGTACTACACGATTATAAACGACGGTTATTTCTTCGCAGATGATATTCTAGTTCTAATGCCAATTCTGTTTGGTCATCATCAAAATCATATTCATCCACGTTACTAATTATGCTTGCTGTGGAATGCTTATAATGACTGCTTTTGTTACGCTTATCTTCCTTGTCATCATCATAAAATGACTTGGCGTACCGCTTAACTGACTTGCCCATTTTGAAACTTATGCTCCTTGATTATTGTTTGAATCTTGTCTTTTTGGTATTTGACAAAAGGTCGATACTTCATACAACGCATTACCAAAGTTTTTGCATATGGATCATTATTACATACTTCTGCCCACGTGTCAAAAAATTTGTTGGTGCCTTCATTATATAGCAAAACAGCACTTTCGACAGTAATAAAACTTGCCTTGATCATTTGCAACAAAGGAGGCTGATTTCCACTCGGAGTTACCGAAAAGATATCAACTCCTTTTGCACGTGATTCTATTTTATTAAGATCGTCTTGGAATACTTTTGTGATTGAATCTTGGATCTTGCGCCACTGTAGATATTCAGATTCAGCGTCCTCATAACTGTTGTAGATAAAGTCCCGATTGCCACGAATAAAGTTAGCAATGCAGAACTGAGACGCTTTTTCGCGGTTAAAGAACTTACCACCGTAATATTCGAATCTGTGTCTGTCACTTCTAACTCCGTATTTTTCTGGTGAAACATTTATCTTGCCCGAATACTTTATCACGTCATATGATGCTACGTTGAAATGAAAGTCAATCGCCTTGTGAATCTTGAAAAAAGTCCAACCTGATAACATTATTCACCACAAAAGTTAACCTCAACAACATCAATATCTTTAATCCATTCCGTATAGTAAGATACAGTATGACTGCCCAATCCCAAATTCCACCTTGGTTTGGCTTTTGTTATGATACATTGAATTTTTAATCTAGGATTATCATAGGTGTTATCAATATAACATAGACCGGTAAACTTGTTAATTTTCAGCATTGGATAATGCGCTTTGCACTAATATTCCACTTGCTTGATTCTCAACATACAAATGATTTGAATAATAAGACCGATGATGATAAGCAATGCACCATCGATTATTTGTATTCCGCGAATAAGATCATCAATAGACATTCCTATTCCAAGCCCGATACTAATCATGGAAAGATACCGAAAGATAATCATACTAGATTATACTCCAAAATATAATATATCGCAATCGCAGCACAAAGACGAACACCGCGGACCACACGTTGTCAGTCATTGCCGATAAGATTCCGACAATGACGTTCATCGGCTACAAAATGTTATATACAGTTCTCATATTCATACGGGCAGACTCGCTTCCTTCATTATAAGACCCGTTTCCATTGCATCATTCTTGATCAGTTCTTTCATGGGACGAGTAATCAGAGGCACAACATCATCAACGTCAATACAATACTCTGTGCAATAATCGAGAACTGCATCGATCATGTTGATACGCTTTTCTATCATTCGATCTTGAATTATACTCAAGAATGCCTCGGGAGTCAAAAATAGATCATGTTCCTTCATGAAGTTGTGCCTCCATTTCGCGTTCCATTTCCTTCATTTGAATGTCGATAATTTCTTCGACAATACCGTCACGTTCATATGCAAGTTCAATAAGTTGACGTTTCATGTAAGCAATTTCTTCTTCCAATCGACGCACTTTTACTTGAAGTTCAATTTGATCACCCTTACTCAATGCACGAAATTCGGTCATGTTATGCACCTTTCATCAAAGGAATTTTATTCGCAAACCAGTCAGCAACGACCCACCGATCCAGAAGTTCATAATAGATTGCCCATCCGTACGGATCACTTTCGTCCATCTTGTACTTTCGTGCTGTATCTTGATCGTTGATAAAGTTTGACATTTCTTGTCTCACATCATTGAATTCCTGGCGCATATAATTCATGTAAGTTTCCTCATTGCCGTTCTTTTTTGCGTAGTCCAACAACTTACAACGTTTTTGAAACAGATTTACTCCTTCAAGAGTTTTCAGTTTCAATGTGGTGTTAGGTGTGTCCGTTGTCACAACAGATACACCATGAGAAAGAAGGGACGTAGGAATCCGAAACATTTTATTACCCGTTCAGTGATGTTGCTAGAGAAATTCCAGAGACCGATTCAAGATAACGCTTTTCGTACTCGGTTACGCTCTCGGTGTACATATTGATTGCGTGGTACGGGAAGAAAGCTGGGTGATCATCGTCAGCTAGGAGCAACGGGGTCTCGAATGATGCACCAGTACCTTGCTGAGTTTGCATCATCCACAAGGCGCAAGGCTGGTACAACCATATACCCTCCATATTAGTAGTTGCTGGCAGAAAACCACCGCATACTTGACCGATAATTTCGTCATAGGTTGACAGTTTGTTAATTACTACTTGCATTTAGATTTCTCCGCTGGGTTGATTGTCATAGAAATCCTTTTGTCTCGTTGCTGAAACAGGAGGATCAATTAGTGTGCCCCTGATTCGGACAGAGTGTGTTCTTTGGTTTTTCTTGACAATTCATTTCATTCTTCATGATGTAAAAACGACACGTATACATTGTCGCATACGTGGCATTTATTGTCAATAAATTACAGTTCAATCATCTGATAACGAGGACCGTTAATCGTTTGCATAACAATCGACAATGGATCAAAGTTTTCTGCTTTCAACACGGACTTCATGATTGCAGGCGAGAATCCTGAAATCAATGCAACACCATCTGTACGGACCGTCGTCGGCGCGTTTGCGTGTATTGCATTCAAGTTCCAGAAAACAATCTTCGGAACTTCGTACCCTGCCGCTTCATACTTTGTACGAATCATTTCCAGCCCAGACATGTTGGAGCATCTATCAAACTGCATATCTGACATGATCAAGATGAACTTGGGCATTTCAGATACTTCAACCTTGTTACGAGTTGCCACCTCCAATACTTCATCGAATGCCGCGGTGATGTTGGTGTTCATACCCCAGTCGGAGCGTTGCATTTGCGACATCTTTTGTTGAATGTTACCGGTCAACTGCACCAATTGAGGCTTCTCCGAGAACGTCAAGAACATGCCGTTGAATGCGCCTTGTTGCTTATCTGCAATATACAGACCAAGAGACACTGCAATATCCATACAACTCACGTTGCTGCCAGCAGGGCAGTTCATTGACCCCGACACGTCTACCATAGTCAGAATCTTATCATCGCCCAAATAGTTAGGCAGTGCGCCCCATTGCGCCATACCAACGGTTGCGTCACCACGGCGCATACCTTGAATAACTTGGTACGGGAAGATCGCCGATGCATTGATCTTCGCTTCGCCCTTCGTCAAGGCTTCCTTGTACTTCATATATTGCGCGGTCGCATTCTTGGTGAATGCCTTCATGTAAATCTTTGACGCAACAGAAGGCAACTTGTCAAATTCGATCTTATCCCATTCTTGGGCACACATTGACTGTTCAACGACGTTAGTCATTGAAACCAAAGTCTTGCGATACTGCTTTGGCGTCATCTTCATGAACTTACGCAATTCGACTGCTGCCAGCCCTTTACGATCTTGCCACTTAGCGCACAACTGCGCGCTAGACAAATTTTGACGACAGATTGATTCTAATTGTGTTTTGTAAGACATTTTAACCCTTTCAAGGTATCCATTTATATATAATATATCAATTAATAATTTAAGTCAATGACAAATAATGATTCATTTTATAGACAACAAATACACTAAGTGGTATTTTCAAATAATAGATAAAGCTATTGCCCGGGCGAAAACAAGAAAAGATGCTAAATTAATGCTAGGAGAAGTAGAAGGTCATCACATTTATCCTAAATCTATTATTAAAAATAATCAACTTGTTTATCTTAGCATTAAAGAACATTTTGTTTGTCATTGGTTGCTGACTAAAATGACCAGTGGATCAGACAAATACAAAATGGAACACGCTATGACATTTTTTACAAAAAGACAATCTTTAACTCCATTTGAGATTAAAATAATGTTGCCGTTTAAACATAAACCATGTTCTGACGAGAGACGATTTAATATAAGTCAAGCTAGAAAACACACTCAAAAGAAATTGTGCCCACATTGTAATCGAGAAACTGATCCTGGAAATTATATTAGATTTCATGGTGATAATTGTAAATTTAATCCAGCCGTAGATCAAGAACATATCAAAAATAGATCAGATGCCGCGAAATTGAATATTATGAAACTGATTGAGAATAATACATATTCAAAACCTAAACCGTTAGTTGGAGAATTTACTTGTCCACATTGCGGCAAAATTGGAACCAATTACGGTGCAATGAAACAACATCATTTTAATAATTGCCCACATTTTACTGGTGAGATGAGTAAATGTAGAGTTAAACCATTATTGTGCTGCTGTATGATATGCAAAAAAGAAATTGATAATGCAAACATCGTTAGACATTATTCAAAATGCTCCAACAATTCTTTACAATCATCTTCAGACAACGATTCAATTATTTCCAATATGTGACGGGATTTTATCCCATTTTTGAGAGTTTTTGATATAATTTTATATGCAACTTCCTTGGTATCAGCCGCGGTGAAGATCAACAGATCATCCCAACGACCATATTCGGGGATCAACGGAATTAGCCGCTTACATGCGTTCACGTCAGTCTTTTCCAACTGTAACATCAGATTACGGAACGTCAAACGTTCGCCCGCGCCGCCACGAATATCACGTGCCCAAAATAGGGTACGAGCCGCTAGGGTCTTGTCCTCGGCGAATGCGCGAGAGAATTCAGCAGCAATCTTAGGTTGTGCATTACGTGACGAGCCGATCGAATAAAACAGGTCGACAATAGACTTGCCAGTGTTGGTAAAAGCCTTCATGCCGTTGGTGGTTGAGGTAACTGCGGGAGCGTTTACTGCTTGTGCAAAAGTGTTCATTGTATTACTCCAATAATTAACAGAATGTTTGAGGGGATTTATAAGTCCCTCGGAATCGCTTTGCAGATAGTGTTTGCTGCAAACATTCTAAAACTACTTCATTTTGACAGGATAACAGAAGCCCTAGGTCCCACGTCCGTATATACTCGGCGCCGGACCCTTATAACTTCTAGGCATTAGCGATATTTTAAGTGTATGCTGTAGTCATCCTAAATTTTACAACTTTAACAGGATAGAGATCATGGCTTTCCCCTTAGCACTTGTCTTTTCAAGTGTCATCAAGTAATTTCCTTGAACATCACCAACTGATTCGACGTTGGCTCTAACGTGTCTTTCCAAGTTGTCACCGTCTTTCCCGGTAGTCAGCCTTTCACACAAGTTAGGGCAATCTTAGTAGGTCTTTTAAAATTTGTTGCTGTATCTATCCTAATATATCATTAAAGAGCAGTTTATAACTTATACATCTATTATATAGTAAAACTTATTTTTCGTCAAACTTTTATGATGTTTTTACAGTCACGTCGGTCTTGAACAGAATGCCACAGAGAGCGGTAATGCCCCATGCTTGCAGCCAACCAATTGTCACAAGACCTATAACAGCCTGCACCAAGCAGAAGTTCCAAAGCCGCATCACAGGCAGAGAAACCATCAGCCCAATTACGAGCATGATCAATACGGTAAGAGAGAGAATTTAGTCAAGAGATCCGTAATATAAAATTCCTTTGTTCAGAGATAAGGGAAAACGTTTTCTTCTTGTTCGAGTTTCAAAGCATCTTCCAGACGCGCGAAAGTTTTGGCAGAATCTGCGCTAACCAACCATTCGCCTTTTCGATAAATGTAGTCGTATTCTTCGAAGTTGCCATGATTTTGATAGTGTTCGAAAGACGGATGACGATGCACTTGCAATTCATCCCCGCGGTCACGATGATAAAACTTGCAGATACCATCATGAGACTTATCAAACTCGTGCTTACGCCCAATTTCCTCTGCCAAGACAGAGCAGGCGCCGCATGAAATCAGATCACGAATCTTTTTCGGGTCTTGATAATGATTGAACAAAATCTTACCATTCCAAGAAATGTAACCATCCCAGTGAACGTAAATCTGTTCGATTGAGCCATCTCCGCATTCGAATGCCACTGTTGAGCGAGTTGCCATTTTGTGTTGTCTTTCGTTTTACGATGATTACATGTTACATGAAGGTATATTTATTGTCAACGCCTTTCATCAAAAAAGATCCTACGCCAAGAACAACACCACCGACTGCGAATAGTACACATTGAGCCCATGCTGTCAGTCCAAAAAGAACAACCGCTCCAATCCACATAACCAAACGCATCTTCATAGCAGACCCCAAAGTTTCATTACATGCTCAATCGTCAAGTACCATGCCCACAGAGGGAATAGAAATGCGAACAGCGTACTCAAGAATCCTTGAGCATACACTATACCCATGATCCACATAATAAGGGTTAACGGCTTCCAAATCATGCTAGTTCCTTCTCTACGTTTGTTTTACGAGACTTCCATTGCACTATGACCGCAAATTGACGATGATACATGTCGGCGAATGCTTCTTTACGTTCAGATTTAGACCAAGCCCGACGATATTTTATCGTTTCCTTTCGACAAAATTAAGCTTCTTCGCTGATGCACGTATCTTTATCCTCTTGATTATCGAACACAATCTTATACGACTTCAATGGAGGGTCATATTCATACAGAGGTACGAAACCCATACGCGCAATTCATCTTTCATGTTGCTTTCCTATATTTTAGTAGTAGATAAATCCAAAAAATGTTTGAAGTCATGATAAACAAGCCGCCAACGAAACTAATCCATTGCCCCAGATGCGGGTAAAAATATAAGTTCCAGATTCCCCAGCCAGTGAAGAATATAGTGCTTACGATACTCACACCAGCAACCGCTTTATCTTTAAGAACATGCCGGCAATGATCAAGAATAAATGCACCACCTAACAGTTCAAACGAGCCATTGATCAGATCGGGTATGCTCATTGTACGATGTACCACAAAATAAGTTTGATCATGGGAAGACTCATTAAAAGATTCCCAAGCAAGAAACCCAATTCTGCTTACCATCATGAACTTCTAGACCTGCTAATAAAATACTGCCACCAAAAACAAAAAGAAAGCAACTCCAAAGAAAAAGTAGAGGTGTCATTATTTTCCTTTGTATTCCGTAGCATAAAAGCCAGACCCCTTGAATGCAAAAGACGGCGCTGAAAATTGTTTATGTAACACCGTACCACACTTAGAACAAACTGGAACAGTCTTACTCGCGTCTTCCGAGCGAATCATCATATCGACTTCATTTCCACAAGCGGGGCATTTATAAGCATACAGAGGCATCTTTATTCGCCGTAGTAGTAGTAGTTGTTGTTGTTGATTGTGACGTTTGGTTGTTCTTGTGGAGGTTCAACGTAGATAACACGAGGTTTCGGTTCACGACGAATAATATCCGCAGTCACCCCGATGATAATCATACCAGCAGCAATACCTGCAAGATTGTTCATTCGGTATCCGTCACGACAATGATCATTATGACGAACATATTTCATATGAGTAATGAAATTACGATGGTACGTATCATAGACTCGATGCTCTGAGTTATAATATCGATGATATTCATCCGCTGAGGATGTCTTCATACAACCGATCAGCGACAACAAAATACCAGCAACAATAAACTTTTTCATATTTAATCCTTTATATAAAGTGATGCGTCAACAACACGGAAAGCAAATTCAAAAATTTCCATGAGAACTTCTGGATCCCCTCCGCACAGATTCAGCCCATACAACGTATGATGTCGTTTATAATCCTCGTATGCCTTTGGATATTTGGTCTTGATATATATATATATATAGAGCAATACCAGCACCCATGACACCTTCCGTATTACAACCGTGAGCAATGACAGTGTCCCTTTCAGGATCAAGATTTGCGAAAACGTCACCTTTAATTGTTTTGATCATTTCGTTCATCAATAATAAGATTTAAATGATTTACTTCAACCGAAGCAGAAGCCAATAACTTACTCAACGATAAAACATATGCAGAATCAAGCATATGTGTAATTCTCACTTCATCAGTACCAGATATGATTTTCACAACATACGAGGCAATTATATCTTTATCGTTATTCTTTATTTCTTCGTATTTTTTCAGAAATTCCAACAATTTCAACCGAAATACTCATTTTAGTCTCCGTGATGTGTCATGATAGGACGATTCTTCATGTATTTGCGAACTTCATCCCAAGAAAAAAGCCCCATATCCCTCTGCGGACGAGCATCGATACCAACGTCCATGGCTTTGCCTATGATACCCATATCCTTACCATGGACGTGACCATAAAGCATGAAACTGTCTCGATGCATCTTGTTCCATTCCATAATCGGGTAATGGAAAAGACAAACATCAACGCCATCGATCTTATGTTCCATGTAATCAGATACACGCTCAAATCGTTTTGCGGTTTCCGCATTTAGCCAGTTGTCGTGGTTACCCTTGATCAGATAAATGGCACCGTTCAGTCGCCGCAGAATTTCACTCGTCTTTTCTGACGTGGTAAACGAGAAGTCGCCCAGACAGTAAACTGTGTCGCCCAGTGAAACTTGTTCGTTCCACTTTGCAATCATCAGTTCGGTCATTTCGATATGATCCTTACCCTTGCGGGTTCTAGGGCAGAACTTCAAAATGTTCTTATGATAATGATGATTGTCACTTGTAAACCAGATGTTCATAATAAAATCTCCTAACCTCAATATGGCTACATCATACAGACACGTTGATTTATTGCCAACGTCTTTTGTTGGGGGAAGTCAAAACCCTGATGGCCACATCCTCTGGAACATTATATTGCTTCCAAAAATCCTTCACTTTATCAACGTCCTTTGTCTGCTCGTGCATCAGAATTCCAGTCTGAACCGCTAGGAACGTCTTATAGTCTTTTCGGTACTCGTCATAGTTCATTTTGTTTGCCAATCTTCATTCAATAATCTCATACTCATAAAAACTGCTTCATCCAGAGTACATCGTTTTCGAGGATCGTCAGATTTACTTGATATAATTGCTTGCATATCATCGTCACCGATATCAATACCTCGAACTTTATCGGAATATGTTGTTCTACCAGAAAACATATACAAATATTTCATGTCCATAGATGCCCACGAATCTTAATAAGTCGAACCATCATTTCTTCATCCTCTGCATCAAATTCTGCTTCGATTTCGAAGATTCGTTTTGCGTAATCTTTACCGTACTTTGTCTTGATTTCCTCCAAATCTTCACCATAAACGTCGGTACGATCCGGGCGAACGTAATTCCACCAATGATAGATTGTATATAGCTCCTTCGCGGCAATCGCTTGACCCGACGGTTGACCCGTCGGCTTTCCAGCAAGATCAACACCGTCAAATACGTTATCATATGTCAGCGTCTTTTCCCAGCGAAGATACTCCAATCCAAGTTTTTCATTATCAAATTCACAGAAATGTCGAAATGGCCACTTTGTTTTCCAAAAAGGAAGATCAAATTTCTCACTATTATGCCAGATATACCGCATCCATGCTTTCTGATTTCGAACAAAATCATTCATAATCGCCATCATGGAATGCAACATTAAATCGTCAGATTCATGCCATTTCCCCGGTTTCAGTGTTGTGACGACCATATGACTTTTCGTTACGAATCTATTTTTGAAGTAATAGGTAAGATTTCTAATCTTATCATATGGCCAATAAACGAAACTTTGAATGTCATTGAAAAATTCATCTGTCAACCAAAAGATGAACGGCGATTTCTGCTTACATTGTTCGTCGTGCAAGTCCCAGTCTTTCCATGACAATGCTGTTGGAATGGAAAATCCTGCTCGTCTTTTCAGGTATAAAGCAAGTCTACTATGCGACCAATAACTTGTTCTCATTTTCTTCCGCACTTATTAATGTATACGTTTCGTTCGTAAACTTCTCTCTCGCTTAACCACTTTCTGCGAAATATAGAAAATCTTACTTCAACATACACCGCGCACTTGTTTTCGTCGCGCATTATTTTCCATCGCCCAGTCAAGTTGTTTGTAATATCAGGACCAAGACCGGCATCATATTCGTACATGTACAATCGTATCATTTACAAAACCACCTTAAAAAACGTTTATCTTTTTTATCAGCTTTCAGTTCAAGTATTCGATCATCAAGTTCAAACATGTTGCCTGCTGGACCGCACTCGCTTCCATATTTTCATTCAAAACTACAAAGCACCTGTGGCGTCCGTCAACTGGGTTTATATTACCAATCATGCAACCCGCATATTCATATCTAATAGGAGCATTCGGTTAATGATGAACTTCAATATGTTTACAATCCTTACATAGTTTCATGTTGAGTCTCTTTTCGGTACGATATCAACAACCAATTTAAGACCAACCATCTCGTTCAACAATTGTCTTCCCATCAGTACAGCAGTTAACCACTGATCAGCATTATTTGTTATCATCGTAAGACACCCCTTGGATTTCTCTAGCAGACGCTTCTTAACCCTCGATGTCTCCTAGCCACTTAAACGGTTAGTCTGCCCAGGCTCTCATTTCGTTCACTTCACCCCATCTACTAGCTAGACCGCGACCCCGACCCCGATCCCGATCGCGGCGCAGCGGCGAGCATGGCTTTGTAAATCGAGAGGGACTCGCCTTTTTCTGCTCCTAAGTGACTATGACTACATCATACATGAGTGCCGAATTATTGTCAATCAATCTTCCCAACGATCGCGCATTTGTTGAACCTTTTCAGCAGGAACACCATGTACGTTCTCGAATTCGCCCGTACAATGAATCAGAATAACATCAACACCGAATTCCGCTGCCATTTTGTAATACTCAGTACGTTCCCACCGCTTGGTGAACGTGTTGGATACGGCAACTGTCTTGCCAGCTTCAAGAGCACCGCGTGCTTCATTTTGGCACCATTTATGTGCCATAGGCAACAACTGTGCATTGAACTTGTAACCGGTCGGCGATGCTGTAATTGTGAAGAACATATCTGCTTCAAACATACAATTAACATCACCATCGGTTAACATCTTCTTGGCGAGAGTTGACTTGCCAGCGCCGGGCGCGCCGCCGATCAAAACTAACATTTGTGCCATTTCGGTTCTCGTAAACTCGCTATCAACGATTACATCATATAGAAAAAGGGAATTATATTCAAGTAAATTGTAATTCCCTTTAGTTTTCAATCACTTACTGATTAGAGATTGATCGAACTTCGTCAAACGTCTGTTCACGCACGACCTTGCCATTGAGATAGACCATCTCCATCTGAGGTATCCATTCATCAGCAACTCCCTTTGAGTAGCCAATTGAACACCATTCGCCAGTCAGTCGAGACTTGTACGCCATGACGCGACCCTTCTTGCTGTTCTTACCGGGAGCCTCTTTATACACGTCAATCCACTTCCCATTGACTCGTGCGGCACTTGCTTTCATGGCAAACTTTTGCGTGTCACGATTGATGCCTTGCAGCAGAGCACCGCCCATACCGAATGCAATGCTGTCAGCAGAATATCCGTTGATCTTGAACGTTTCCAGAATCTCCTTGATTGATTCGTAGTTGATACCGTCGCCATAAATCACGCGAACAGTATTAAGCACACGATACCCCTTCGAATTCATTACGGAACCAAAGTAGTTGTTCAGAATCTTCACAACTTTCAGCGAAGTTTCAACAGGATCGCCAGAGTCGGGGCGAACCACCAGAGTTGCGCCAGAGTCGATTAGTTGTTGCTTGAACGTAGTTCCCCAAGTTTTACATGCCTTGGCAATATCATATGAATCAGATACGACAGCGAACAGTGCTCCCGGCTTTGCGAATTGATCAATCATACGTTGCATCTGCTTGACTTCGCCCTCTTTCCCGAGAATCGTCATTGTGCTGTGTTCCGCGGCAGGAATCGAATATCCCATCATTTGATCAGACGGACCGTAATATTCTTGTGCAGCCAGAATGCCAGAAACAGTGTCAGTGCCCATGAAGTTGACGAGGTGAGCCATGCCGCCAATGGCAGCAGATTCTTGGCTTGATACACCACGGGCGCCAAAGTCGTGCAGTTTGAAGTTGATCAGAGAACTATCCCCAGTCTTTTCAAGATAGTAAGAAATCATCTTCTTGATGTACTTTGACTGGGTTGCAACCGTGGTCGGATACCACACGCCACGCAGCAGCATCGTTTCAACAAATGAAGTCAGCCAAGCACATTCTGGGTCACTGTTGAGCACAGTGACAAGAGGAACCCCCGTCGGAACCATGGTGCCTTCTGGCACCGCATAGATTTGTAGTGGCAGTTTGCCTTTGTGCGCGTTTAGAATGTATTCCCAGCCAGCGCGATTGAACGGTTCACCGTGGTTGGCATAGAACATTTCTGCTTGATCGATCATTGCCTTGGTAATAGGAGTCTCCATGTACTCCTTCATAAAGGCTTGCAGACCGAAAAACAGAGTCTTGTCGAACTTTCCGCCTCGGGACTCAATATACGAATAAACGTATTCGGTTCCGTCTGGGTAACCGAGAAAGTGTGAATTTTTATAACTATCAGTATTAAGTAGAATGTTGTCTTTGTATTTCATTTGAAAACTCCTTTCAAAATTGAGTGACATTGATCTTTTCATTGCCACACCTAGAAATATTCTAGGATTTTTCCTTACATTTATCAAAGTGCCATCTATACATCACCATATGTCAGTTCTTGCTTCGGGTCTCGCTCTAGCTGTGCATTGAAACTTACTCCCATATCTGAGTGATTGACCACCTCGGGTACTGTATCTCTCTCTCGTAGTCATAGGGATACGGATTTGGTACAGTAAAGTATTCAACCTCCCCGACTTTTACAACCATCTTGTTGCTGAAAATTGTAACGGCGACCATAAACTTTCGTAACTATGTTGTCGAGGTCATCACGCCGAATAACTTTCACTTCACTGGTCTTGATTGTCATGTTGACCTTCCGTATCAAATGGCTTAAAACTTTAGAAAAAAACTCAAAATAAATGAATGATCTTCAAAGAACTGATTCTGCATGTCTTTCAGTTTTCCAAGAGAAACCCATTGAGCATCAGCAGCATCATCATCGCCCTTAACCTTCGGAAGTTCTCCCGTCTGAATCTCATAGTAGAATGCATTCGTAATCGTCCGACCACGGAGACTTCGGTGCGGATGATCGAATACTTTGAATCCTTTCTGACTTCCCTTGATTACCTTTTCTGGAAGTTTCAGTCGAGTTTCTTCACGCAGTTCCCGAATACTTCCTTCTTCCAGAGTTTCATTCTGGTCCAGAAATCCTCCCGGAAGTGCCCAGAGACCCTTTCCCGGCTCTGCTCCACGCTTAACCAAAAGAACATGCCCAGAATGAACAAATACCGAATCAACAGTCACAAAAGTGGGAGCATATGGCGCAGTTTCCCACTTGCGCTTATATTCTTTGATGAACTTCCATTCGCGTTTCAGTTGTGCAAAGGTTTCCGTAGAGTTGAAATTGCGCATAAACTCATATGTACTCGGTGAAACACGACCAGAATAATCATGCCCAGAGTACCAGTCACGTCGAATGTCTGTTGCGTTTGTTCCGTTGCACTCTTTTGCTTCGATGAAATCCCATTGGGGAAACATGTCAAGATAGAACGAGGAAGCATCCTTGTGGTACCCAATCAGTGCAGTTTTACCGATCAGGTCTTGCGTTGCGTTTTGTACGGACTGAACCCACAAGTTATCATTATACGGGCTATCTTCAATGTCACGAACAAGAACTCGCCGGCGATCCCATGACGGATTCGCTTTCAGAATAATTTTGTGACGCTCTTCGGACGTGAACGGATTCTTGATGTTTCGCGCAACGTTGGTTGAACCAATCAGAATCACAAGATTGTCTGACAGAGTCAGAGCATAATCAGCGACAGCTTGGTGACCGTTGTGCCATGGCGAAAATCTGCCGATGAAAATGATATTGTCGTATTTTTTAGTCATAACATAATTCCTATGTCATTGTTGATAGAATCGCAAAAGACGCGATTCTAGTTTACTTGTTACATGAACTTGTGGTGTTCGCCTTTTCTTTTACTACATCACCCACCTGCTTCACCAGGTACAATTCAGGTTTGACAACTGCAACATAATTCCAAACGTCTGTCAAACGATTATATGACATTGCAGCAGGAAATAATGAGACACATATTGCAACAAAGAGTAAGACCGACAGACTTTCATTTGCCATCTTATCCAATTCTTTTGACTAATTGCGTTTCTTGAAACCAGTGTAAATCCAGAGCCAGAACGAAAATGACTGCAATACCCGTTATTAGACCCGTTATCAGCGTTTGAATTGCGTTAATTCGAACGATCCGCAAAATCGCATCCGTCGCTTGCTGCCCGTATTTCGTGATTGCGTCTGTTACAATATGTTGGGCTGCTTCGAACATGTTACCCGACGATTGAACAGTGTCGGCAACAAAATCACCAACCTTATCTACTGCCTTGGCGGCCACTTGAACCATAGTTAATGTATTACTCATTTGATTTCCTTTTCAATTTCTTCAAGTCGTTTTTTTTGAGTTGAACACGCTCTTCGATCAATTTAGTTTGATCAATGAAAGGTCCTTTTTGTATCTCGATTTTCTTTATCGATCCGCCGCCTCGTCAAGTCCAGAAGCGTTTCAAAGTTACCGCGTATTCGACAACTTCTTTCAGCGTTCCTTCAAAGTAACCCAAAGTCGATTCATAGTGAGTGCCGTCGAAGTCTGGAGGGTCATCTTCGCCCGTAACTAACCAAACACCTTTCATATGCAGACCTATTTGGAGTAAGTTTCTCCCGCGACCCTGCATGTATTTTTGGTACTTTGATATTTTGATATTTCTGTAGTCATTCTAAACTCCTTAGAACGTTTGATAGAGGAAGCTCTTTGCTTCTTCTTAGTGTATTTAGTATCCCATACTGACGAAATTAAGTCAAGTGGTTAGATCGTCCGAACTTGCTGTCACAATCGTACATTGATACGTTCCGTCACCTCTGTCACCCAGACGTGCCACTCCAAGACTGTCAACAATCGTTGCAGATGATGCTGTGACTATCTTAGCAGTATGCCCGCAATCAGCCAAGATCATGTCTCCCAGGCGTGCTGTGCCGATTGAATCTGTCATTGTGTCATGTGACGCTTGAATGATTTTACCATTCTGTTTACCGTGAACTTTACAAGTTCCAACCGTCTTATCACCTAATCGAGCAATACCGATCACGTTGGTCCCCAAGTCGTATCCCAACTTTTGGAGATAATACTACCGTTCTCTCCGATTGTCAGAACGTTGCCCTTTACGTCTGTTATAACAGCGGTAACCTTTGCAATCTCTATAAAGTTAGGATCATATGAAATGCCCACCCAGTACCATCCGTTCACATAATTAGCAGGTTCTTGTTGGTCGTTTATATAAAAATACTGACTTTGAATGTCGTTTACATGCTTGTCGATAACGAGTCTATGACCCTCTTGACCACTCATGTTAAGCAATTCGATATGAGCAACGATAGGTTCAATCGGTGCACCAGGGATATCACTACTTTCATCGGATAACGGATCAACAGTCTTACCACCATATGGCGCCAACAACGTCTTTAGATTGTCTCTTTCTGCTGTGATTCCGTTGATCATGTCGGAAACGTTCATCGTAGAAAGTGTATTGGTGGAGATGTTTGAAACGTCTGTCATTCCAACCTTCCATTTCCCCGTCACAGAATCCTTATCAAATGTCTGTTTTGTGACAGATTGAAGACCCTGGCTATTGGGAATGATCGAAGGATTTGTTCCATGAATAGCAGCAAGAATATTGCTGCCAGATAACGAGGTCTTCATGCCAGTTGATGCTTGAATCGATGCTAGATTCATCGAATCAAAATGACCTTGAATATTTCCTAGTGATGTAGTTATCGAATCAAACACTTCTGCAGGAACACTTGTCATGTCTGGATTCGCAGCAAGAGTGCTATTCACCAGATTTATCACGTCAGCAATCGCCTGACGTGAATTCTTTTCGAACTCTTTATTTGAATTTGACGGGTCATTCCATAATCCAGATATTGTTGATGCACTTCCTGCACCATCGATGGCATTATTTAGAAATGCTTCGTATGTTGATTGAAACCCCATTAATCGTTCCTCGCATAAAATGTGTGGTGCCCGATTGTTCCAATCTTTCTCATTTTAGACCAGTCAGCCCATCCGGGATGAACTGCCGTTGTATGATAAGACACCGCTGTTTTATACTTATGTGGTAACGAAATAGACGTTCCAGCATACACCATCTTGGCCACCGTCATACTTCGGTTGTCATAGTAGATTCCGTGTAGCCCAGAGAATTGTGCTTTCTGATAAACTACGGCACATATATCAGCCGGGTAGTGTTCACTTCGCGCTCTGTTCAAGATTACTTTACCAACTAGATATTGCCCTTCTAGTGGTTCTCCTCTGGATTCATGATATACAGCACTAGCAATACATTTTAAGTCTGATTGAATATGCGGTGTTGCAAACAACAGAGTCATTAAGATGGGCGTGAAGATCGCCACGGTAATTCTCCTAGATATGCTTGAACGATCCAGTTGTCCAAATATCGGTGGTTACTGGAAATACTTCATTATGAATGTAATGTAACAACATGATTTCCTCCGCACAAGACAAAGGAAACCCTGCCCTTCCTACTCGATGCGAATCATACAACAATTCATCGAGACAGCCCGTGCATTCGGATAAACCCCACAACAGTGTCAGCTTTACTGGCGCGTGAGGAAATTGTGTTTCTAGATTAGAGTACATCTAGTATTTAGTCATTATAACGTAATTTGTTTACACACCAAGTCGGTTATTCAAGTGATAATAATCACGATGTCTGGCATGACCCATTCATCGAAACCACATTCTTCAATCATAGTTTCAATATATGATGCCAGACTGTGGATCGAAATATTGCTTAGTTTGATTCGCGTCGATCTTCCTGTCGTTCCTTACCAGTCCGCTTCTTTTGATACTGGTATGTTGATTCTGCATCAATCATCGCCTTGATATACGCACGACGAAGATTCTTGTCATCGATCAATGCAGCCACACGCTTGTATTGCCCCGGAAGTGATACTTTTTGCATATAATATTTCCTTTAGTTAGTTTTAGTTTCTTTTAATGCTCGTCCATCGTGTTTGCCAGTTCCATCGAGTCTAATAACAACCTTTTTCATTTTGTTTCCTTCATTCACGGTATTCAATGACCACTTCTTTTGTTAGTACGCGGTACAACCAGTCCATTAGATGCGCGAAAGGTTCGCCGTTGCCGGCATGGGCAGAGAATCCTCGATATTTGATGATATCTAAACAGAGGTGTGACAGTTCGTGGATCAACGTCCCAGTGCAACCATCGAAATGCCCGATAATATAGACCATCGAACCATCCTCGGCATGACCCTGCGCAAACAATCCAACCTGGAAGTCTTCCGCATGTTCATCGATATCACAGTCTTCACAAATCTGATCAAACTCTTCGCATGTCTTGACGTAATGTAACACACTGTCATAGATGGGAATTCTAAACTTCATCATGTTTCCTTTAGTACTTTCCTAGAAACACAAAGCGCATTTAGTTTGACATTTTTACCATGCCGAACGTCAAGTTTTCGCAGTCGTTCAAGTTCAGTAATGCCAGCTTGGCATTGTTCGTAGGAAGACGCTTCGATGAAATTATGTATGTTATCGGTCGGCCTTCCGGTTATGATCATAAAAACTAGAACATAATGTTCCATTACTTCACCTTCACGATATACCCATTTTCAACCTTACACTCTGCCCACCACTTGTGTGGTTGAGGATAATGTGGTCCTTCGGCGGTAATATTTCCGTTCTGAATTTCATTACCGCCGCATGGGCCGGGTTGATAATAACTGATCTTCTTACCATCGGCGACTGCTTCTTTTAATGCCTTCTTGGGTTGAAAATTGATGTTCGTGTACATTGTCATTTTATTCACCTGTCAATTCGTGTAGTAATGAAGCGGGCGTTCGAACATACCACGTTCGTTACGATAGATGGAAATCAGCATTGTGCGAGGAACCTGTTGTTTGCCTTTTAGTTCGCCAGTTTTAATGATGCAACGTTGTGTTTGGTCGTAGTTGACGTTCAGCCCAGGTGGCCACATCTCAACCAAACCTTCCGATTCAAGGGATTCGTTCAATGTGTTGAACCAGTTTTGCTTGACAGACATTTTGTTGCTCCTAAGTGACTATGACTACATCTTACATGAGTGTCGAATTATTGCCAAGTCAACATCTATCAATTTCTCATTAATAAAATTAACTTACCGCTCAACGACGGTGTATGGTATCGGAACAATAAGACCTTTTCCAGACATAAACCGTACATCGAAACCACAGTTTTCTAGTTTAATCACTACTCGTCTAAAATGATCAGAATCTTTATTTTGCCAAAATTGACCCCGAAGTTCTGTAGAAAATTTACCTAGCCTTGCGGCATTCTCAATCTGAATGCTTCATCATAATATCTGTCATAGGGTTGTCTAGCAATATTTCTAGCATCTGTTGCAGTTAAGTACGTCATGTTAACCCCGTATATATTTTAATTCAACTCCAGACACTCTAAGTGCCACCAGTGAAGAATCATCAATTGGAAACTCTAATCTAACAACCCCAGTTTGATAATCAATTCTATGTATCGGATCAGGGAGGTGGTGTTCATAATTCTCATCACACTCAACCACAAGACGATCAGATAAGTATGCGGTTACTGTTGGTTTCATCTTACTTCTCCAGAATGTAAGGCTTAACCCATTGTCCAACATTAACATCAACGTACCAACCCACATCAAAATAATCGGCTTGAATGTCAGAGTTATCATGATTGCCGATATTCATGGCGGTAAACAGTTCAGCCAAACACTCCTTAGCTTTGCCGCTGAAATGCTCAGAATACCAGTAAGGGTTAGGGGACAGACTAACCGTAGCCTTCTGAAAATTTGGGCGAAAGTGTTCGTTGACTTCGTTAAAATTTCCGATGAAGTCAATCGAACCACTCTTGATGTTGACAACCAATGTTGAGTGATTGCGGACAGCAATCGAACCCTTCAAGCCATACTTTTTCATGACTGCTTTGATATCGGGTGACAGTTTGGATTTTTTCTCTTGAGACATATATGCCATGTTGTTTCCTTCTTCAGTCACTGTTTCAATGACTTCATGTTACACAACCAACGAATTATTGTCAAGATGCTTGAGAAGTCGTTGGCACCACTGACTTCCCGGCCAGACTCCACTTCGTTCTTGAAGGTGCGTGATTTGATTTCAACGTTTTTCATGATAAAACTCATTGGTGGTTTAGTACAAAGACCACTATTAATCATCGTGAATCAACTATAGACCAAGATTTTTTAAAAGAAAATAAATGCACCTATGTAGTTTACTGATTTAAATACTGTATTTACTGAAAAATTCATCAAGATTAGTCTTTGTGAACTTGTAAGTATTTGTTTTTTCATTGATTTTGATGCCTGTTTTAGCAACGAAGTCAATCATGTCCTGTTCTGATGCGAATCTCATGTTGATTGATCTACATTCACCTTTCTTTTTTGCTTCATCTGGAATACCATCTGGATTAGAGTAGTGCCCTACTGCCATGTCATTCTCCTATAGTGTTTTTAGTTCCATACCATACTCATTAAGACCCTTGAACACAACATCATCAGTCCTAACCAATCTGTTCGTCTTAAACGAATTATAGTCAACGTAATGGTGCCAACGACCATACTGCCACTTCACTCGGGCATACTTTGGATATACGTTCTCCAACATCTGTGACTTGGGCAACGTTCCCTCTTTTGAGTAAAACTCTGCGGTGTTTCCTCCCTTGATTGCTTGAGTTACTGCCTTGCCGGTAAGGAATGCATAATACTGAATTGTTACCCCGCCCGCCTTTAGAATATCAAGAGACAAGATTGTGTCCTCGTTATATCTCCCGCGCCATCTAAACGGAATATCGTTTAGAATCAAGTTGGTGGAGTAGATTCTAGTGTTCATAGCAAAGGGTACCAGATGATCAGAAGGCACAGCAAAGAATCTATAATGTGGGCCACTCATGTAGACATTAGTGTACTGGTCAGCATGATCTTCCATTGCTCTGAAAATTGCACCATCAGAAACAATCACACGCTTATTTCCGTTCAGTCTATAGAAGTGATTAATGTTATCATCAGATACCCAATGACGTTTGTATCCTAATGCAGTAGAATGGTCCCAAGCAAAGTTCCGTGCAGCCCCAGGTCCCTTCGATCTAGTTGCACCAAGATCGTCACATGTATCATATTCGTCAAGATACTTTTGCGGAAGAATCAGGAGAGTTACCCATTCAGGATCAACATGCTCCTTGTAATTTTCATATTGTGATTCTTCGACAATCATATAATGCTTACATCCCATCCGAATTAACGTGTCAGATGTTAATCGAATGTCCCATCTGCCCTTAGAAGGAATATAGATTGGATACTTTGGTTGATGCTGTTCTGATCGATCGGAAACATATCTTATGCTTGTATAATCATCAGAAATTAGTCTAGGATGCCACAAAGACTTAGTTCCGTCAGATATTTTTTGGTCAATAAGTTCTTCAAATGAATCAACATCTTTTTGCGAGTCAAATTCAAAGCGAACAGTATGCCAAGCCTCTGATGATTTTGGTTCAAATTCTGGCATACCTAGCCAGTGATCTAGAGGATGATCACGATTAGCCAACTTTGGGTCATCCCAAACAAGATCGCCGAATAACGTATTTACTTTTTTCTTTGTTGCCATGTGAGTTTACTTTAACTTTTGTTGTAATATTATAACAGTAATAGTTAGGGGATGTCAAAAATAGATGGAGGAGGGCATCGGTCTCGATCCGAATCCCGTTCTTCACGGGACGCACAACTTAGCAGGTTGCCGCAGTCCCCGACTGCTTTACCCTCCAGTTTGAGGAGTACATTGTACTCCGATTGATGGTGGCTAGTGAAAGAATCAAACTTTCCTGTTGACAGTCCTTATGAGGAACCCGCTTAACATCAGTCAGCCAACTAGCCATTTATTACTTTAGTGCAGCAATCAATTGTCATGCCGCGTCCCAACCGGCTTTTGTTGGAGAGAATCTTACAAATACTTTTGAATCTTCTGAAAAATGAGGGTCTATCCATGACATTGATTGTAATTCTACCAACGCCATGTCCTTGAAGACAATTATCTTTCGACCCCCATAATTCGTACAACCGAGATACTTAATCTATGCAACTAAAAATCTCCCGTCTTGTGCTGCATGTTGTATAATGAACTTTGCCGGATCTGGATTTCTCGAATCGAACGTAAACGAATAACCGTTTGAAATTGGTGAAATTCCTATACCCATAATAACACCTCAAGAAAATACTGCGGGTTCGCCCAACTTATAGTTCATGATACGCTTCAACAAGTCTGCGGTGTATGATGCGGCCCAACCTTCTGGCTTCACCTTTGGTTCAACCTGACACATTCCACGAATGTATCCTGTTGCTTCACTGATAACACAAGATGACCCATGAATCTCGTTAGGATTGATATCCAAGTGAATCTCGATATCGTTTAAAACTTCTGGTGCTAATTGTAGATACAAATCGGCAATCAATTGTACTTCGCGCATCAAACGCAACGATGGGCGCTTTGGATTCTTGTCGTATACTCGTTCCCGAGTGATGGCGCCGAACACCTTACCACCGTTACAGTTGTTGATATGAACAACAACAGCAACACAATAATCTGCATACCATTCACCATCGATCTTCAACTTTTCGGAGTCGCAACCGATGTAAATACGTGATTCGGGTCCAACAGATTCCGCGTAGGAAATAACTTCTGCTAGATCAATATTTTCCGGTGCATGCATAATACTTTCCTTTCTTTTTTATACTTTCACTAACTGCGTTTTTGTAAGCCAAGCCAATTCGTCCTGAATACATCCATTGACAATTGTACACGTCATCAAGAGATTAAACAAACACTCGGACGAAATTGACGAGTAGAAACCACGCGGATCCTCGACATGCCACCATTTCGTATGCTTCGTGCCGGTGAAATCTTCAATTTTGAATCCACACAAAGAATCATTTACAATCGTCTGTGGTTGTAGATGATTCGGAATTCTCTAAGTAATCTGAATCTTATTGCTAGTACTGGTGTAATCCCGGCGGTATGCATCGACATACCAACTTTTATCAAACGAGTCCATGAACACTTTGGAGGTCGACCAATAATGACCAGCAATTTCCAGATGATCATAAGACTCCATCAACTTTATCTTGAATGAACTTTTTAGCCGATGCTACCGACTTGAAAACTTCCTGACCCTTTTGTGGCATATCACGGAACTGAGTCATCCACTTGACCAGAATAAAACGATCAGAGTACACATTGATTGCA